CCCCCGCTGAAAGTTTTGCAGTATACCAAACCTTGTATCTTTTGTCAAGTACTCCCAAACCATAAAAATTGGGACCTGGCCAGAAAGGTAACCAGATCCCAATATATTGAATCAATGACTGCAAGGCCAGATTCAATACTATAAGTATACTAGGGATTACGATCCTTGTCAAATACCCCGCCGCAGGCGGCGGCCCCGCAGGGGCGGGTATGAAAAAGTATCCCTAATACCCACTATAAAAGACATTACGAAGTCCATTTATTTTTTCCCAGATTTCTAGATATTTTGGTTTGGTATTGTAACATTTTGTTATATTATTATAACGTTTTGTTATATTTTTCTACATTTTTTGGGCGGTATTTAGGGCTTGACAAACCATATATTCTGGTATACAATACGCCCATATCGGGGATATCAAGGTTTGTAGATTAAAAGGTTTGGGGTTTGGCATTACGATCCCTCACTAGAAAGTGCTCCATTCCCCACTTCCCTCCACTTTCCTCCACACTTGGAATAACATTTTTATATCAGTAAGGACTTTATATGCTATAATTATTGAGCAGGGTAACCTGCAACCACAAAACCGCATATGGGGATCTGATAAATTTGCTCCACCCCATCCACAGAAATTGGAAGCAGTCTCCTGAGTATGAGAAAAACTGCTCATTAGAATTAGGAGAAACCATGTGGAAATATTGTGAAGATGACAAACATAGATTTACCAAATTAGTAACCCAAACCCAAACCATGTATGTCTGCAAAACCTGTGCCTATATAATGGGATATGTCCATGCCTAGCCAAGAAACGAAATGGTATAAGGATGTACGCCTAGTCCAAATGTTGGACGAGATGCGACAAAAGAACCTAGCGTTTATGGCTCAATGCTATTTCTGTGATCAAAAATCCGAGGGTATCAAATCAATCGGCTATCAACTCTTTCCCGTATGCCCAAACCATGAATCTTCTAACCCTGATTAAGCATATATGGTGGTATCTGCCTTTACTTACTTTAGTTATAGTCTTTGTTTGACTCCCCGCCCGAAATGGGGTATACTGGTTTGATGGAACTTACTAACGAATATCTAAGAACAGAAATCACAAAAGCACATAAGTTGATCTTTTCAGGCTCTCTTCATGAAATTGATGAGGCTACTCACATTCTAGCAAGGCTGATTAAAGAAATAGGATAGACATGGCAGAATACAAAGTTGATGATGTAGTCTATGAAATTGACCGTGAAATAGAACGGGCTGTCATCAAACGCTATCTTGAAAAAAGATTTATCTCTACCTTGGTCGGGGCTTCCTTCATTATAGGTTTTCTACTAGGGGTGTTGGCCTATGCCTTATGATAAATTAGATAGTTCTCTGGCTATTCATAAATCCCGTCGCCCTTTACGCTGGTTTGCTAATTGGGCAGGAAACCTTGCAACAAAAGGAATACTAGACATTTCATATATGGAAGAAAATGCCTACACAGGTTGGAAGTATAAAGTAAATCTGTTTCTATGGAATACCTTTTGGCCTATCTACGATAGATGGGGAACGATGTATATATGGAATTTAGATATGGAAGGTCCTGCTTGGGATGACTACGATGAAAACGGTGTGCCATATTGGGAGAAGTGGGATCTTTGGGATTACGAAGATGAAGAAACAGGCGATGCATTTAGGGTGATTAAAAAATGAACAATAGAAAAATTGCCATACTGGTGCTATCTGTTTTTATTGCAGCCCTTGGTGCATATAAAACATTTAGCGTTGTGGCAAGAGATTTGGCAAAAGCATTTGAAGATCTTGACTTTGAAGAAGAGGAAGATAATGAATTTTGAAAATGATATCACTACAGAGGTAGGCAAATACTTCTGGAATGAGGTACATAAAAACTTTGGTGCTTCTATGTGGGGCACAGTCGGGAAAACCATTATAGCCATTGAAAATGAGATGCGTGAGCGTATCGCCAATGAGATTGAATCAATCGATCTTGGCGGATCGTCTCAGTTGAATGGTTTGGGAATGAGAATACTTGCAGCGGAGGTAGCACGTGGAAGAAAATAAATACACAGCAAAATGGTTATTCAAATGCCCAGAATGCAAAACCATTATGGCTATCATATCTACTTTAGATCCAAAATTAATTCATCAAGTTCCACCTTGTCCATGTGGCAAGTCTAGAATGGTGAATATGAATAGTGAAGAATACGCAAGAGAAGAATTTTAAACCATACCGCCCTGAAAAGGGGCGGATGGTGGTTTGATATCTTTTTTGCGCCGAAGTGATAGAATGGATATATGCCTGAATTAAATGCCAACATCCCGCCGATTGAATGTTATGTGCGGGGTAATTTTTTGCGGGATCAAAAAGATAGTCACGATCAATACTTTCCATGTGTGATCTTTGGGGTTTCCAGTGTGCCGAACCGAAGTCCATTGTTTCATTTTATGATGGAAGATGGCGGTATCTGGTGGCGTATGCCGATCAATGCATTTTGCGCCGAGCCTGGTGTGCCTGAAGTTGATATACACAACCTAGTATTGTGGAATTCATTTAGTCCTTTTGTTACCGTCACAAAATTTTCAAATCTTGCAAACCTTCGTATGTTCTATATGGATAGAACAAAGACTAAGATATCTGGTAAGTATTTATTTACTTTAGACTGGTATAGCGGAGATGCAAATAGTCTTGATGATGGTTATTCAGAAAATCCTGGTCAACACAAGTGTGGTCATGTTATTCAGCGTGATGACGGTAACTTTGCTATACAGCCAAATAATCGTATCTTTGCCTTAGAGCCTTCCTTTACTACTAAGCCTGGTAAACCTGTTATACATCGCTTGATCAATACCCGCAAATGGGACGTAGAAGATGCTGCAAAATGGATTACAGAAGACTCTGATGCATATCATTACGATATTCTTAACAAAGATGATAGAATAGAACCATGACAAAGGATAACATATATTTCTGAATAATTTGACAAATAAAAGGGGTGGGTGTACAATAGATCTATGGAAAAGGGTAGAATAACAATTTGCGATAAATGTGGGAAAGAACTTGAAGTTCGTTGGGGTATCTTTGCTCACCAGACATTATCACGTCATTTAAAGGAGCATAAGAATGCCAAAGCAGCCTAAAAAGATTCAAGACAAGCCAACATCTGGACATAGCGATAAGGAAACAGTATCGTTTGCATGGTGTGATGGTGGTACGGTAGAAGGAAGATTTGCAAGTGGTTTGTTAAATACCCTGCTTGAAGCACAGCGCAGGGGAATTAAAGTAACAAGCAGTATTCGTGTTCAAGGTAACCAAATAGCAAGACAAAGACAATCTCTTATTGATTATTGGTATGACAATATGAATAGTGATTGGTTAATGTGGGTAGACTCAGATATTGTTATGAGTATGGATGCATTCCAATTATTGTGGGATTCAGCAGATAAAATCAATAAGCCTCTGGTAACTGGTGTTTATTTTGTAAGCCAAGAAAATGAACAAAGTCTAATGGAACCAACTCCTGCTTTGTATATGGACACAGATAACAAGTATGTAACTAGAGCAATTCATCCAATGCCACCAAATCAATTGATTCCAGTTGATGTTGCTGGTTTTGGTTTTGTTCTAATGCACAGATCTATTGTTCCAAAAGTCCGTGAGGTTGCTGGTGACTTCTCTGTATTTGGTGAAAACCAACAAGCAGCAAACAAGTTTATTAGCGAAGATGTTTCATTCTTTAGAAAAGCAAAACAGGCTGGTATTCAGGCATATGCACACACTGGCGCTCATGTTGCACATTTAAAGACATTCTCTTATGATATTAACTATTACAACATGTATTGGACTGGTGTTGCTGAAGGTAAAGTTAAGAGGAAACAAGATCTTGGAAAGCAACAATAAAAATTGGGTCTGTCCCTGTAACGGCTGTAAAAAGGCTCGCAAGCAAGCATTTGATGAAGTAATGAAACTAATTGATGCTGGTGGAGATGCCTATACAAAAGTAAATAATATTAGAAAGTTAATAGAAAACAAATGAACGAAGATAAATATTGGAAGATACTTTGGAAAAATGTAAATATGTCATCCACAAATGGTTCTGCTGGTGCAAGGGTTGAGACAAATCCAAAACTAAAAGGAAGAATTAGAAAAGGTAATCAGTCTACAAGTAGACATGATATAGATATAAATATAGAAGATTTAAAAGAGCAATGGCAAAAGCAAAGCGGAAAATGTTATTGGCTAGATATTGATATGAGTTTAGAAGACTTAGTGATCACAAGATCTCCATTTGCTCCATCGGTTGATAGGCTTGACTCATCAAGAGGTTATCATAAAGACAATATTGTACTTACGACTAGGTTTGCAAACCTTGGAAGAGGTGCTTATGATAGACCAGACTTTAAAGACAGGCTCGATATCCTTTTACAAAATAGAACCTTTAAAAATGAAACAGTATAGCCAAGATGTTTTAAATAATATAAAAAAGGTTAGCGATTACAGAAACCTGCCAGATAAACACTTTAAATATCTTCTTAAATTAAAATATGATTTTAACTTTGAACCAAAAGTAATTTATGATATTGGTGCGTGTGTTTTGCATTGGACACAAAGGGTGCAAGATATCTGGCCTGAAAGCGAAATAGTTTTATTTGATGCAACAGATGCATTTGAAAGTCTTTACATTGAAAGTGGACTGCAATACAATATTGGTGCTTTAAGTAATGAGTCTGGCAAAAATATAAAGTTTTATCAGAACAATGACAATTTTGCTGGCAATTCATACTATAGAGAAAATCCAAAATATAGTCCAGCAGCAGAGTATTTGTTTGACGAAAAAAGCATAGTAGAAATGACTACTGTAAGTCTTGATGATTTTGTTGAATATAAAATGCTTAACAAACCACAGTTAATTAAAATTGATGTCCAAGGTGCAGAACTAGATGTGCTTATGGGTGCAACTGAATCATTGAAAACTTGCGAACATCTTATAGTAGAACTAAGAGATGTAGAATATAATATTGGATCTCCTGAGAAAGAAGTTATTATTGAATACCTTGCCTCTCAGGGCTTTAAAAACATGGGGATGTTTTCTGATAATGGCCCAGATGGAGATTACCATTTTATGAGATAGTATTACTTCTCATATTTACTTTTCTTTGCAAACCTTTTCTTTAAAAACAAATCCCTTACAGTAACAAAAGATTCATCATCTGTTGATAATACTGGCAAATCTGATGCTGTATAGTCATGAGATATGGTTGCAAATCTATCACGGTAGTATACCTTTACGTCTTTTATTTGTTCCCCGCCCACATGGTGGACATTGCCATACATAGATCTCCATAAACTAGGAGGGCAGTATTGCATAACCTCTACAAGCCTTTCCTTTAGCATAATCATAGGAGTGTGGGTTTCATAACTAACTGGATTTTCTACACCCATTCTTTGAAGTCGTGCATAGGTATGGCCAAGTTTTTTTACGTAGTTTGGATCCATTTTAAGTTCATTATATTTTTCTATCTTGTCAAGTAATAAACCTTCATGATAATGTTTAATTGAATCTATTTTGTTTGTAATAAAAAAGTCATCATTCATCAAAACAAACTCTTCTGGTATGTCAGCAGACTCTGTAATAGCATTTAAATTATTAACAGCATTGACCCATTTGCCAGCATTTTGTTCTATTGAGATTTTATTACCAGAGTACCATCTTGGAATACCGCCTACAACCCAGATACTGGCATCTGGAAAACTATTGACAACTGATCTGATAGAATATCTGAGTTCTTCATTATCTCCACCACGACATATATATACAAAATTCATTTTTACCCCGTTAAACAATTATAGCATGATATAATATTTAGAAGTGGAGGTACAATTTGGCACGGATTACTTTTTTAGGAAACTTTGAGGTTCCTTACTCTAGCGAGAATCATCATGCGGCATCGCTTGAATCATTAGGTCATACAGTAATAAAACTACAAGAGCGCAAGGTAAAGTCTAAAGTAATTTATGCTGAGGCTCTTGATTCTGATTTATTTATTTGGGTACATACACACGGCTGGCAGACACCAGGAAGTATAGACATGGTTGATGTTTTGCATGAACTAAAAAAGCAGGGCATACCAACAATGACATATCATCTTGACCTATGGTTTGGTATTAATAGGCAAAAGGATCTTGAAAATGATGGTTTTTATAAATCAATAGGACATTTTTTTACCGTTGACAAATTGATGGCTGACTGGTTTAATAAAAATACAAAGGTAAAAGGCCACTTTATGCCACCTGGAGTATACGACAAAGAGTGTTATATACATATAGACTACAATAAAAAATATTATGAACACGATGTAATTTTCGTGGGAAGCAAAAGATATCATCACGAATATCCATTTAGACCACAACTAATAGATTTTTTAAGAGAAACATATAAAGATAGATTTTGTCATGTAGGTGGAGATGGAGATACAGGAACAATCAGAGGTGATGCATTAAATCGTATTTATGCAAAAAGCAAGATTGCTATTGGAGATACATTAAATTTAAACTTTAACTATCCATATTACACAAGCGATAGGCTATTTGAAAGTACTGGTCGTGGTGGCTTTACTATTTATCCTAAGATAGTCGGACTTGATAAATACTTTAATGAAGATGAAATTGTTTGGTATGAACATGGCAACCTTGATGATCTTAAGCAAAAGATAGATTACTATCTTGAGCATGGAGATGAGCGGGAAGCAATAAGAAAGCGTGGTCATGAACGAACAAAGAGCGAGCACACATATCTTAATAGATGGTCAGAAATTCTAGAAGAACTTGGAATCAAATGAACTCTTTGGTAACAGGTGGTGCTGGATTTATTGGTTCAAACCTTGTTGATAAGTTAATTGAACTTGATCATAAAGTTATTTGTATAGATAATGAGTCAGCAGAGTGCCATGATCAGTTTTATTGGAACCCAAAAGCAAACAACTACAAGTATGATATTTGTGATTACGATAAGATTGCTCCACTATTTAATGGTATTGACTATGTTTTTCACATTGCGTCAGATGCAAGAATACAGCCTGCAATATTAAATCCAAGAAAGTCTATTGAATCAAACGCAGTTGGTACTGCAAATGTTATTGAGTTATCTAGAATTAATAAAGTAAAAAGATTTATTTATTCAAGTACATCCTCTGCATATGGCAAGAAGGCAATTCTTCCAAACATAGAGACACAGCCTTCTGACCCACTAACACCATACTCTACTGCTAAAGTTTTTGGTGAAAACCTTGCAAGAGTCTACTATAATCTATATGGACTAGAGACTGTTTCCCTTAGATACTTTAACGTATATGGAGATAGACAGCCATTAAAAGGTCAATATGCACCAGTTATAGGTTTATTTTTAAAACAGCATGAAGAAGGAAAGCCACTAACAGTAGTTGGAGATGGATCTCAGCGTAGAGACTTTACGCACATATCAGATGTAGTTCAAGCAAACATACTTGCGTCTGAAGTTAAAAATGGGTTTGGTGAGGTGTATAATATTGGGTATGGAAGTAACTATTCTATACTTGATATCGCTAATATGATTTCAAATGATATTAAGTTTATACCGCCAAGAGTTGGAGAAGTTCAAGAAACTCTTGCATCAAACGCAAAGTTTAAAGAATTAACTGGATGGACTCCAAAGATATCTATAATGGATTGGATACAACAATGAAAATAAATTTTGGATGTGGAAGCATACAGCCTGCTGACTGGATAAACATAGATATTGATCCTGAGTATAAAACGGAGCACAAAAATTTACACTTAATTCCAGACAACTCCTGTGATATTTTAGTTTCTCATGCAACAATTTGTTCAATACCCTATCATAAAATTAATGCAGCCTTACTAGAATTTAATCGTGTGTTAAAGCCTGGTGGTGTGGTTAGAATTAGTTTGCCAGATATTGTTTCTGGATTTGATGCATATAAAAATAATAATATTAACTTTTTTCCTAACTCTGAAGACAATATAGACATACGTTTTTCTTCTTGGCTAACTTGGTACTCAACATCAACATCTTTATTAACACATAAAGCATTAAAATATAAGTTACATGATAGTGGATTTAAAAATATAACAAAAGTAAACTATAAAGAAAGTGCACTATCAAACAACAAAATTTATGAACTTGATACACGGGAACATGAATTCTATTTTATGGAGGCAATGAAATGACAGAGATGATTAAAACAATTTTAAATGGAGAGTTTGAAATTGTGCTTCCAAAACATCGTGCAGATAGACCAGAGTGGCATTCAGAAAAGGGTTGGGAAAAACTAAGACTTAAATCAATGAATGAACACATTGGTAAAGGAGATGTTGTTTATTATGTTGGTGCAGAAGAGGGAGAGTTCCCAGCCTTATGCCAAATGTGGGGGGCAGAAGTTGTTTTGTTTGAACCAAACCCTAAAGTATGGTCACATTTTCCACTAACTTGGTCTTCTAATAATTTAGAACTTCCAATGGCTTGTATTGCTGCATTTGCTTCTAATAAAATAAATAATCTTGCAAAAATATATTATAAGAAATTTCCTCCAGAAGCAGAGATAGATTATGTTGATATCGCACATGGCTTTAAAGAGTTATACCTTGAAGGTGATTTATATGGTCAAATAACTATAGACTCTTGTGTATATGATCATGGTATTAAGCCACCTACCGCCATTTCATTAGACGTAGAGGGTAGCGAATGGAGAGTATTAGAGGGGGCTGAGAAGGTGCTTAAACAGTATAAACCAAAGATTTGGCTATCTGGACACCCTGAATTTATGCTACAACAATGGAATGAATTTTTATATGATCTTAGACAATGGATAAAAAAATTAGGATATAAAGAAACTATTTTAGATTATCAGCATGAGGTGCACTTATTCTATGAGTAGTCTTATATTTTGTCCACATACAGATGATGCAATTTTTTCTTTAGGTGATCATATTATTGATAATAATAATGAGTTTACTATTGCATCTGCATTTGCTGGTATACCAAAAGATTGGGCAGGATACAAAAAGCATATTAGATTAAGAAAAGAACATGAGGAAGCCTGTTCTATGATAAATGCTAAAGTTATTAATGGAGATTTACTAGATGATGTTTATGGAAAACAAGATGAAGATATTTTAATTGATTGGATAAAAAGTATAATTGTAAATTTTGATAATATATATATTCCATTGGGTATTTATCATCCAGACCATGTTTTGTTATCAGATAATCTCTTTAATTTAATGAAAAATTTTAATAAAACATATTTTGTATATGCTGAATTGCCATATAGGATGTCGCATCCAAAGTTACATAAAGAAAGATTAAAACAGTTTGAGTCAGTCTATACTTTAAAAAACATTTCAATTAATTTTACAAAGCATAAAATTGAGGCAATCAAAAAGTATAACTCACAGATAGCATATGTACATGATCCATCTTACATAGACGAAGATTTAATTGGTAAACTTATTGTAGAAGAAAAATTATGGAAAATTTTAACATGACTAACGCATATCTCTACTCAGTTAAACAAGAAGACTGTGCTGCTGATAAGTGGGACTATGGTCTTCTTAAAGAAATATTTGATAAATACGACGTGGATCAAGTAAAGGTAACTTCTATTCCTAATACTGATCGTGGATTTGTTGTAGTTCCTGGACCTCAAAACCTTGGTCATGAAGAAGATATTAATGCTCAAATACAAAACCTTTCAAGAGTTGTTTTATTTATTACGGGGGATGAAGAAGGTAAGTTTGATATAACTAAGATTAATCATCCCAATGCTGAGATATGGATTCAGTACCCTCATGAAAAACATAAGAACTATAATAAATTACCGATAGGTGTGCCCCAACATCTAAAAAGGTTCGTTCCTGAATATCCTTCTAAGGATAATGATTTATATTTTGGTGGTCAGATAACTCACTCAAGAAGACAGCAGTTGGCTAAGGCTATACAAACTATGCCAAATGCCCTTTTTAAGCCCACAGCAGGCTTTGCACAGGGAGATAAACCAATAGACTACTACAGAACTCTAGCCAGTGCCAAGGTTGCTCCTGTGCCCTCTGGGGCTGTAGTGATAGACTCCTTTAGGTTTTATGAGGCTATAGAAATGCTATGTCTTCCTATTTTTGATAGGATAGATCCAAACGGTAACAGTTTAGATTTTTATAATTATTTATTTGGGTATCATATTCCTGTTACCCATGTCTCTAACTGGTTTGAGTTACACAACTTGGCTCCTGAGTTATTGAGTCAATACCCAGAAAATATGCACAAGGTTGTTGCTTGGTGGATTAAATATAAGAGAGATTTAGGTATAAAGATTATGGAGCAAGTAAATGCATAAAGATAATGTCACAATAGTTATTGCTAGTTCTGTTTTAGCAAGCCACCCAAACACAAACATTATAGATGAGACTATTAGTTCTATTAGAGTTCATTTTCCAAATAATGAAATAATTATGCAGATAGATGGATTGCGAAAAGAACAAAAAAATAGAAAAAATGATTACGATGAGTACAAAAATCGCATACTTTGGAAATGTTTGCATGAATATAAAAATGTAATACCATTTATATTTGAACAACACAGCCATCAAACAAATATGATGCGTGAAACTATTAATGAAATTAAAACACCTTTAATGCTTTATGTTGAAGCAGATGCCCCATTAACACCAGATGTTGACATAGACTGGTCAAAGTGTTTAGATATGTTTGAATATGAAAAGGCTAACACAATTCGTTTTCATTTTGAAGCATCCATACCTGAGCCTCATAAACATTTGATGCTTGGGCTTGAGAATGGTTTTATGAAAACATCTCAATGGAGTCAAAGACCACATCTGACAAGAGTAAATTATTATAAAAATATTGTATTACCAAGTTGTAAAGATAAGTTTTTTATAGAAGATACTTTTCACGGAAAGGTTCAAGATGACATGCTGCCTTATGGCTACTTTAATGAAGATGGATGGAACACTCATAAGTTGTGGATTTATCATCCTGAAGGAAACATAAAAAGATCATATCATTTAGATGGTCGTGAGGGAACAAAAAAGTTTACAACCGATGATTTAGTTTGGGGATATAAAGAATGAGACTTGGCATAATCGTACGATGCGACAATACAGGCTTAGGCAATCAAACTAGAGAACTTGTAAAAATGCTCAAGCCTAGAAAGGTTCTCATAATAGACTCAACAAAATTTAATAAAAATAAACAACATTTTGAGTGGTATGAAAACTACGATAATACAGTGACAAGATTTGGTTTTCCAAAACGTGGAGAAATAATATCCTTTCTTAAAGACCTAGATGTTGTATTATCTTGTGAAACTTTTTACTCTTCTATGTTTGTTGATATAGCAAGAGATATGGGAGTTAAAACAGTTCTTCAATATAACTATGAATTCTTAGTTAATATGGAACATAAAAGCGAGTCTTTACCAGATGTATTGTTAGCCCCTAGCCTATGGAATTTTAATAAAATGCAGACCATGTTTGGAGATCAGGCAAGGCTTATTCATCTACCCCCGCCTACAGACATAAAACTATTTGATCGTGCTAGAAATGAAAACATGGCAAAAATGCACAATCGTATTTTGCATGTTGCTGGTAAAAAAGCAGCAAGAGATAGAAATGGAACAGATACGGTTCTTGAAATGCTTAAGTATTCTCAAGAAGATTATAACTTAGTGATAACCTCTCAAACAGAATTTGAGGGAAGACCAAAAGATCCAAGAGTATCATTTTTATATCAAAATTTAAAAGATAGGCAAGATCTATATTATGGATTTGATGCAATGGTTTTACCAAGAAGGTATGCTGGACTATGTTTGCCTATGAATGAGGCTCTTATAAGTGGACTTCCCGTTTTTATGACAGACTTATCACCAAACAATCAAATACTTCCAAAAGAATGGCTAGTAGATGCTGAAAAAATAGGTGAGTTTAGGGCTAAATCTATTATAGATGTTTATGAAGGTGATCCAAAACAATTAGCAAAGTTAATTGATAATTTTATTAATATGAAAAAGAAAGATAAGATAAAACTTAAAGAGCAAGCGCTTGATATTGGAGTGGGATCCTTTTCTCCAGAAGTATTAAAAGATAAATATATTGAATTATTTGATTCATTAAAATAAAAAGCGGGCCTATTTCTAAGCCCGCCTTCTATAACAGAATAGTTAATTACTCTGCGTTTTTAGACTTTTTTGACTTAGCCTTTTTCAAAGCCGAATCAACAACAGATGCTGCTGGTAAACGTCCAAATGCTGGATCGTTAGGATTTACTGCACGTGCTGCTACTGGGATAAGCGCACCAACAAGTGCTGCCCATAGATCTTTTGGATCTGTTACTCCAGCGACGTACAATGCTGCTGTTGCACCTACGATTGATCTTAGATAAGATGCAAGCATTGCTTTAATTTCTTTTTGTGTCATTATTTCCTCCTAGGATATAACTTTAACTAGTATAGCATAGCCAGCCCAAAGCCCAATTATTCCTGCAACGCCAGAAAAAACTGGCGGGGCTGGAACTGGCAATTTGAATGCGGCAAATGCTACGCCACACCCAAAACCTGTTAGTATTGATAAAAATATTTCTCTCATAGTTCCCCCAATATATATTCTTCGTGATGTTTTTTACAAAAATCAACCATTCTTGTTTCTGTCATTGCAAGTTTTTCACTTTCTTCTGTGCAATCTTTTATCTCGCATACTGGGTAATCGTATGCAAAAACCTCTTCTGCTCGTTTTAATTTATATTTAATCATACTACTTATATTCTTTTTTTGACCAATATTGTTTTTTATACCCGCCTGTAAAAAATTTTTTTACACTATACCCCATATTAGACTGTTTTCTTTTATCATATTCTTTTGCATTTGAAGACCAAGACTCTCTTTTAATAAAAATTGTTTGATAAATAGGTGTTCCAGCAGGAATTATTCCTTGAAAGCCATGTTTAAGTAAAAATGGAAGTGCCCCACTAACACTCCATTTATCAGTATCTATAACTCCATTAAGTGTTAAAAATGGCAAATCATATCTGTTTAATGGATGCATATAAAGAGTACTATATCCTACTGGAGTTTCTGGTTCCCAAAGAGTATTCCAGTGAAATTCTGTTTTATAATATCCATTAAAATCTGGCAAGACTCTGCTTGATCTAGATTCTTCTAGTCTTGTAGATAATGGTCTAAAATCTCCAGACCATTCATATTCTATTAAATCCATTTTATTTTTTTCATCATAACCATTATAATTAATTAAAATATCGCATGGAAGTTCTTGTATGTAACCCATTAAAAATGAATCAGTAAATGGAGGACAAATTTTTGCTGTTCCATCACGTTTATTTCCATCAACATCTAAAAGATATTGCGGCATCTGTTTAAACCAGTCTGGAATATATCTTTTTGCTGGTTGTGGATGTTTTATACAATCAAAAACTTCTTCACTTTTTGGTATAAAAAATACTTTTTTATCTTTCATTGTTATCCTCTGGATTATCTAATGGTGTTGGTGCGGTAGCAAGAGCGCCACAGTTATTGCATTGAATGTCAAGATGATACATACCTATTGTATAAGTTTCTGGATCAAAAGAAACAAGCGCTCTAAATAATGTGTCTCCACAATTCGGGCACCTGCAAGTTGGAATACCTCTAGCGTCTATCAATTGTTTCTTCTGGAAGAAACTTTTTAAGATCTTCCATCTCCTTTGAAATCTTTTTCAAAGCGATATCATATGGTGGCATAGTTCCTTCTATTGCAGCACCATACTTATTGTAATGGTTAATCTGTGGCTCTACCTCTTCAACAAATTTTTGTAGACCACTTTGTACTTCTTCTATATACTGAAATGCCCAATCACGAGAATCAGATAAAAATTTTATAAAATTTTGAGTGTGAACATCAGAATCATTTATTGCTGCTGTTGTTTTAAAAAAGTTTTCTTGTGCCTGCTCTAATTGGGCTTGAGAAATTAAAAGTTGTGCAAATGCCTCTGTTAGTTTTTTTGACCTGTAAACTGACAAAGCATAGGCACAAGCAAAAGAGATTGAAAAGATTCCAAGAATTAATGTTAGCATGTCCATATACCTATTGTACTCTACTTTCGTGTGTTACCCAGTAGTATTGACATGGTGTTTTACGCTCAGGACAGCAGGGTATGTTATAAGGACTATTCATAGCAATCTGATATCTAGCATAATATAAAGGATCTTTTTTGAATAGATTATATCTATGAGTAGTAATTACACGCATCAACTTTATGTTGTCATTCATCCATGTTGGAATGCTATAGTTCCAAGAATCTCCAACTTTTTCAAATAATGCTTTAATATTATTTTCATTACCTTCTGTATTAATACCACGCACTTTTGCTTCTGTTATCATTTCTTGAATGTATTGAAGAAGGCTACCTTCATGACCTTTCCACATAAGAACTGCAGGATGATTACGCCAACCCCCAGTTTTTGACATACCAGAATTAACATTTAATATTTGATAGCCTTCTAAGATTTGTTTGTTAAGTCTTTTGTTATCTAATGCCTGAGCACATTTATCAAATGTAGAGTGTGGAAGAAATGTTTGCATTATGCAATAGCCATTTCTTGACACCTAGTACACATTTTATATTGATTTCCAGTAAATGGACACTTACCAACATCAATAAATTGATGATCTTTTGCAATACAAACTAAAGATTTAAATAATAGTTTTATCATTTTAGTGGCTCTCGTGTTACCAACACAACAGCGCCCTCCATCTCTAAAGCATTCTTTACAAGGGTGACGTATTTCACCGCTTCCATTTTCTCGTCATGTGTTAATGGCAAGAAAGACCTCTCATCTAATTTTATCGTAAGAAAGTGCTCATTGTCAATAAGAGAAATAACAAAGTTTTTAGGCGCAGGTATAGAATGAAAAGCCCTACGCATATTATCTGTATACATAATTATCCCATCGTTAATGCTTGCCAAGTATAAGACCAATCGTTTTTAGTCTTATGACTATTAAACTCTTTTGATATTTTGCCTTCTTCTAAATATACCCCGCCCCAGATGCCCCATTCTTTTCCAGAAACTCCAACAGCAAAGCACTTTCTTGCCATTGGGCAGGTACGACAAAGAGAATCAACAAACTCTCTTGTATCTGGTTTTTCTTCGTATGTATCAAAGAACATGTTTGTATCTGATCCTAGACACAAAGCATCATCCTTCCAAAGGTGCTGCTTCATGCTTACATCCTATACTTATTCGGTAAATCCCATCCGTTGCTAGTGAGTGGATAAAGTGTCTGGACGTACCATTGACTATCTACTCTAACACCGTTAATAGCAGTTCTGCCAGCCTCTGTACGGCGACGATCTGCAACATCCCAACCAACCCAACATAGGCCTTTGTTTTTGGAAACTATTTTTTCCATTTGTTCTAAGTTTTTAATTATCACTATATTCTCTTTTCATAAAAATCAATCCAAGCGTTAGTAAATGCTTCCCAAGAATACTTTTTGTTTATAGTTTCTGCCTGATTGCCTGGATTAAATTCTCCATTTTTAATCATGCTGATTGCCTTAGTAATCTTATTAGAGAATACCTCTACATGCTTTTCAATATCTTTTTGTGTTTTATTTTCTATATCATATGGCAAACCAAAACCACAACCAACCTCTCCCAAAGATCCGAAGGTACTGTATACAGCCAAACAATTAGCACTTAAGCCCTCTACAAGAGATAGGCAGAAGGTTTCATGCCAGTTGCTAGTATGCATAAAGATATGCGAACGTGACATATGATCTAGAACCGTTTTGTGCGGGGTTTTACCATAGAAAAAGAATCTTGGGTCTTGTAAGATCTTTTTATTTTTATCATCTATTTTAACTAAATCTGGAATAATTTCATTAAATATGCTCAATCTAAAGTCAATATCTAATTTAGATAATGCTGTTAATCCTATTTCAAGTCCACGACCTGGAGATGATGTATATATTAATTGTGGCACATCTACATTTTTAAATCTAGAAAGATTATTATCAATAGGATCAATTGCATTATAAATTACAACAACCTTATTTGGGTCAATACCAGTTTTATTGATTACGTCCTGTTTATGATATTCAGATACAGTAATGATGTATTTAACTTTATCTATAAATCTTTTATCTGTAAACATATGATACAGTTGAAAACCAAACTGGTCTACCAGATTATGTAGCCATATAATAATTTCTTTTGGTTCATATATCAGTTCTGCATATGATTTGTCTGTCTGTCCTGGTAAAATTAAACAGTTATATTCTTTTAGTTGTGGAACATATGGTGCAACATTTTTATGAAAATATCTTGCCATATATTCTGTGCCACCAAAGAATTCTTCTTTGTAGCAAAAAAATCTTGGATCTTGTTGTGTCATATTAATACCTGAATATTCCTATCTCTTTACCTTGTAGTTCCGCATTTGCTATTAGTTTAGATACTGGTTGTTTTGGTTTGCTCATAAAAGCAAAGTAATTAATGTATTCCATATTTTCTTCTACCCAAGAAAATGGAACTTTATAATACTTAATCTTTTTACCTCTTGCCTTCATTCCTCTTTCTGAAAGATTGCAAAACTCAGAAACCATAGAATTAATTCTTGCAGGCCCTACAGAATAAACATTAAACTCTACATCGCCATCTGGCATACCAGACATGGCTACACCCATAGCACGAAGGAATACATTGTATTCGTTAAAGTCGCTAGTTCCCTGAACTACCACGTTCATTCTTATCACCTCTACCTAAATTATCCAGTATAAAAAGCATTTTGTCAAGTTCTTTCTTAGACATATTTGAAGTGTCTACTGGTATTGCATTATCAAAGTCTGGTCTGCCGTCTATTACATTTGCCGTGTAAAAAATGTTATTAATTACCCAGTATGCTCTATCATCTTCTGTTACTATTATTTTTGTACTATTTTCTTCTTTTCTTTTTTGAATCTGAGATTTTTTATTGTTTGACTCTATATTTCTAGAAAAAAATTCTTTTAAAAAATTATGAGTATCGCTTTGACGATACATAATTTTCTTTGATGATATTTTTCTTTTAGATCCAATCCAACTTATTAAAATAAAAGACAACGCTAAAGCCAGAACACTAGCAAGTGCGTATTCCATTTTATTATCCGTTACTCAGATTTGGTTTTTGTTACCTTAGTTGCTGGAATCGGTTGAGATAAAGATGCTTGTAATTTAGCATACCTCAACTGCCACTGCAAATTAGAAAACTCTAACTCAGAAGATCTTTGTTTATAAAAAGAAACTAATTGTTTTAGTTCTTCAATTCCTAAATCATCCATTTCGCTACCCCCTAGCGACTAAATGCGCTGCCTTCCCACGCTTTGTTTGCTTTATTCTTTTCACGTTCTACAATTTTGCGTGACCAAGAAAACCCCGCATCTCCGCCCCATGCATCCCACATGATACGACCATTAGAAGGGTTACTAGTATTATAGAAGTCTTTTCCTTTTTTGTCAACTTCATGACGAGAAAAGAAAGAGTACATTCTTTTTACTGTAGACAATGACATTGATCTACCCGCTACAATATCAGTAGCACGACCCCAACCAACTGGAGTTCCTGCGCCCCTTGCCTTGCCCTCTTCTTTCCAACGAAGAGCACGACGAGCAGCAGATTTCATTCCTGCTGTTGGTGTATATGTTTCTTCTTTATGTATATCGGCTGGCTGTACAACCTTAATATTATTTTTCATTCTTTTTGTACTCTCCGTATTTTCCTAGAACTGCTTTAATTGTTCCGTCTTTACGAAGACGAACAATCATCCCATTTTTTATTTGAACTGGATTAAAACCATGATGTTTTTTATATGAACCAGATGACATTTTATCTCCTAAAAGTTTTAATATCAAATAATGATCCAGACCAGTCAAACTTTTTAGTTGATCTTGGATGACCACTTGGAAATAAATCTAAATCAAATGGTTTTCTTGGAAATCTACCACGAAGTCCTGCCATAAAAGCATTAACTCTTCCCATAGCCCATTGTTCTGCACTTGCTACGCTACCACGTACAGAAGATGGGTTAGTTCTATATGCACCGATGCCACGATTATATACTTGTCTTAAAGTACCAACAGTTATTTTTTTGTTTCCTTCTTTACCTTTATTATAATCTTCAACTAATTCTCTTAGTCTTGATTCTACTTTTGCAGATGCTTTTTTTACATCATCATCTTCGTCATCATCTTCATCATGCATTGATTTATCAATAGGTTTAGAAGAAATTCTTAAAGAACTAAAAGGTTTTGCAACACGTCTATCTGTTCTAGTCATCTTGCCATTTTCATCCATTGCATATACTCTAACAATAGCAACAGGATTATCTGCAGATGCTTCAACGCTTTCATTTGTTCCAGGAATTTTTACAGTGCCAGATCTTTCAACTCTTTCTACAAGTCCATGAGCAGATTCAGTCTTATCTGGTGGTTTTGGAACAGCAAACAAAACGTGATCTCCAACGGAGATACCTTTTGCTTTATCTATATTATTTGACTTTCCAACTGGAACACAATTTGGAACCATTCTGCCATCTTTTTCTTTCATTCCTTGCTGTTCATATCCTACCCAACATGCCTTAGTAATATTATCCCATTTGTCTTCTTCTTCATTATCAGAATGATAAGATTTCATAGTTTCTTCTGCGTCCATGCTATGTGTTTCAATATCTATTTTTTGTGCATCTGCATACATCATTCCGATGCTATAAGCAGTTGGTTCCCATTCGCCATCTTCTTCTTTATAAACCCTGACAGACATTGCAGGATTTTCTGGTGGCATTGACTCAAGAGCATATCTTGTTCCAGGTGTTCCAAGAGTTCCACCTTCAGTCATTATATGCTCAACTACACCATGAACAAGACCTTCACTGGTTGCACCCATGACAAAATCTCCTTCTTTGATTTCGTGCATGTTCTTACCAATATTGCCTTCGCTTTGATTAATTGCATAAATCTGTGCAGCAGCCTGTGCTCGTGTTTCGTGACAGCCCATTACGGTACCGTCCTCTTTTACAGCAGGGTAGCCAGAGCACCCATACGAACCTCTTGAACCTACACGATATGGCATACTAAGATTATATCAGACTTCTCGCTTTTTAAGCAGCCTTTTTATTTCCTCTAAAGACCAGCGCTGTTGTTTTGTTAATTTGGCAAGGGCATCTGGAATAAAAGCCTTCTTGGTTAAGGTCACTATCGGCTCATCTGACAATAGATCAACATTGACATAGCCAGTTTCCCATAGTTTCATAATCTCAGAATTAACAAAATTAAGATGATCTTTATACAGTTGCTCATTTACCTCTTGCATTTTTGGGGTAAACTGATATAGCAGTTCTCCAGTTTCATCTACACCAGCAACCTGTATTGCTCCAGCCAGAATGAGCCTTTCTATTTCTTTACTGTTTTTATCCATTTATAAAGCCTATCAAACTTTCCTTGGTTTGTCCACCTATAATTCTATTCTTTTCTATACCGTTTTCAAATAAAATAAATGTTGGAATAGATTGAATCGCAAATGTATTTGCTAAAGTAGAATTATCATCAACGTCTATTATTTGAAACATGGCAGTTGTTTGCTCACGACTAAGTTCCTCTACTATTGGTCTTGTTCGCTTGCATGGCGAACACCAATCTGCAGTAAAATAATATACGGTTTTCATTTACCAGATTTTTTTCTTTGTGCTGCTAATGCTGAAAAATCTTTAACTTTGGTATCTCCAAGATAGCCCCAAGCATAACCATCATTAATCATCTTATCATTAAGAGATTCTGTATCTCCATTGATATATACCCAACCTAAAATACGACCATACTTCTCAGACGAATCCATTTTCTCAGTCTTAATTACAACAGATTTAGCATCCTTTAGATGTTTCTTTAAATATTCTTTTGATTCAATACCTAGACTTTTTTCAAACTTATCTTTAGTACGAGATTCTGGAGTATCTATTCCAGCCATACGGACACGTTGTTCAAAAAGAATATTAAAACCTAAATCAATAATAACATCAATGGTATCTCCATCAACAACTGATTTTACTTCTCTTACATAATATTGGTACATTAGTTATGACTCCCTATCAATTTATTGTCTATCAAACGCTCACGCTCATCAACAACTTCAAGCATAAATGCCATCATTTTTGTATAGGCATCTGGGTTATTCATAATTTTTTCATAGTGATGACCACAAAACATCAGATCTCCAGTAGAGCCTTTTACCATTACATAGGCTTGAGCACCACAACTATCACACCTGTCTATTGCTTTTAATAGCCATTCTTTTTGCTTTACACTAGGATGCTCTTTTACAATTAAACTCATAATATAATTATATCTCTACTTTCTATTGTCAGTTGAATAAAAACCAGAACCATTAAACATAATGCCAGGTGCAGAATTCCATATACGTGTCATGATATTAGAGCAACAAGATGGCCCTCTATCTTCTCCCATACCACGCTCAAATTCAACTATAGAACCACAAGTGTCACACTTGTAATCATACTTAGGCATTAATACTCCTTTTTATTAATGAGCAGTTTATACACATACTCAGGTGTCCGTACCCTTGGGCAGAAGAGAAAGGAAAAAAGACTGCCCATAAGGATAAGTCAATTATAGCATCAGGCTGTTTCTGTTGTCAACCTATCATATGTTCTAATTCGATGACAATTTGCACAAACAACTTCACACTTTTGAATTTCTTTTAATATTGCTTTCCAAGAAAAACCATCATGAATCATTCTTGAAATGTTATATTTTTTATCTCTTAAATGATCAAAATCAAGAACTATATGATTATTTTCTCCGCAGTCTACACACCCACTCGCCTGCTTTATTTCAGCGAGTCTTTTTTTATACTGCTGCTTTGTTTTTGTTGCTAATTCTTTTTCAGTCATAGCAATTAATATTATATCAAAATATAGAAGCCCCACACAGGAATCGAAGCACGAATGCCACGGAATGTAAAGTAGGTAACTAATCCACCCTAAGTTCCTGTATGGGGTTCTACTATTCTATCTACTTTTTAGTAGATTTAACTTGGATTTTCTTAGGCTTTTTTTCTTCGGGAATGTTTCTTTCCACAAAGACGCTAAGAATACCGTCTGCCATTTCAGCACGATCAACCTCCATATACTCTCCAAGAGCAAAGGTGCGTGTGAACTTTCTGGTTGCGATACCCTTATGCAGAACTTCAGTAGAAGCCTCTTCGGTTTTCTCACCCTTGATAATTAGACTTCCGTTATCCACAGAAACCTCTACTTCGCTGTTACTAAAACCAGCAACTGCAAGAGATATCTTATAGTTGTCCTCATCAAGTTTCACCAAATCATATGGTGGAAACGACTGACGAGTTGCCTCACGATGGATATTTGAAAGACGGTCCAACTCTCTGTTGAAACCAATAAAAAATGGATCTTTAAAAAGATCCAGTGCAAATGAACTTACCATTTTTTGCCTCCTTATTAAGCGAGTAAGTAGTGCACCCCCATTTGGCAGGTGCACTATCTATTATACCACTAACCTAAAACATTGACAAATAGGTTTGTCTTAACCCCATTGCCTTCAGCATACTTACCAATTGACTTTAGATAATCATATGTTGCCTGATAACTACCCTTGTAGTTTTTAGCCCAGTATGCAGTAAATGCAGCAGTAGCAGCAGAAGTTCCCATTGCTCTGCCAACACTAGTATTGTATGTACCTAATGCATAGAAATCCAAGTCAGGACCGCCATTACTATAGTTTTCTACATTATCACGTTCTCCTACTGATCCAACAGCAACTGCTTCAGGAGTACATGCTGGTGTATCAACACGAGCAGTATCATAATTATTTCCTGCAGCAAACACTGTTGCTACGCCAAGACCCTGAAGGGAAACAATGCTGTTTCTAAGCGCTTGATTAATTGGACAGTAGTTTGCACCAGTTTTTAATCTTGTGTGATTTCCTACCGATGCAGAAACTGCAACAATATTAAATTTAGTTTTATTTGCAGCAACCCATTTTAAAGCCTCATTGACAAGATTATCATCATAGTATCCTTGACGACCTGTGTTTGTCATTGCAACAATACGAATAAAAACAATATTCATATCCTTGTTAACAGCCGATGCAATGGTTGACATAATGGTGCCATGTTGAAATCCATTTTTGTATAGTTGTGATGCTGGAAGGCTTGCTGCTCCTGGACCCTCCATAAATGCTTTTCTATTTGGGCAACGGATTTCATAAAGAATACATACTTCGTGAATTACATTTACCCTTGATGTATCAATTGCTGTATCAATAATTGCAATTGCTGGTTTTTCATTTGCTGATACCGCTGGTAAAAATGCAGCGATAAATAGCATTGTTAATAGTCCCACTACCTTTTTCATTGCTCTCCTTATATCATTATTCTAATGACGTGTTGGCATGGGTCGCCTCCTGCTTCCCATTCTTCTAACTCTTCTTCACTCATATATTGATAGCCACCATCATGAGTATTACAAAAAGGTTCTGTTACCCAACCTCTTTCAATACCGTTTTGTAGCCAAATACCAAACTCCTGATCTTCTGGAGTTAGATCTTCTTCGTGCATATGATTCATATATTTAGTATATACCTAAATGCTCAGAATGTCAATAGGGCCTTTGCAAGATGGGGAGTGATTAATAGCAGCCTGAACCGCTGCTGCTGCTCTTTTTCGTGTATCTTTTGTTTTTTGTGTAGCATAAAGTGAGCCTAATGCAATATCTCCACCAGAACCCATTGTTAAATAATCTTGTTCATATTGGGTTAGTGACATATCTCCAGAACTATGTTCATATATTTTGCCACGAACACAAATGATCATACCAAAATCAGCGGATGGAGATGTATCAACCCACCACTCTTCATAAAATTTTCTTAAGGCTTTTAAAAATCTACTATACATAAATTTATCAATACTGCCACGACCTTCAAATTCTGGCGGTACAAATAAGTGTCTTATTCTATCTCCATCCATTGATCCAGCATATCCAAACAGATAGCCTTCTTTTTTCCAAATCTTTGGACTTGATCCAACACTAATAGAGTTGTCATCTGAAATACCACGATCACCAGCCATCCAGATTTTGTTGTCTATTTTATCTTTTACGGCGACTATGCAGGTCATGCTTTATCCTATTCCTTATTTATATCTTTATATTTATCAATAAGATTATTTCTAGAATAAAAAGTATATATATATTCTTTTACTTTATCAACATCTATATTTTTGATAAAATAATTATTTGGAAAGTTTTTATTTACAAAATTTTTCCATTCAGAAACAATATCTTCTTTATAAAATGTAAAAAAATAATCAAAATCAGATAAATTTTTATAAGGGTTTTTATTTATTTCACTAAAATCATAAGACATTTTTAAGTATATTTTTTCTAAAGACCAAATCCAAAAACTATCATGTTGTATATTTTTTAATATATTTATTGAATCTTCAATTATATATTCTTGACTTTCTAATTCATAATGATCTAAACCAACAAAGTTATATTTTTTTGTGGTTTTATAATTTCTTATATCATCATTTATAATATTAATATTTTCAATATTGTTTGATTCTTTAAATAAATCTATGATGTTTTTATTTTTTTCTACAACTGTTATTGACTTTACTTCTTTTTTATTTAATAGCCAAACTGGAATAATTCCAAATCCTAAACCAGATAGTAGTACATCTCCATTAGCAATATCATAAAACGAATAAAGTTGCTTAATGCTATAAAACCCTAAATTATCATATTCCATCCATAAATTGTTATCTTCATATATTGAATATTTTATTGGAACTAATAAACCATCTCTATATTCTGGAACAATTTCTATGTTTCCATATTTTTTAGCAGAAATGTTTATTTCTGAAAATGTACTAAAATCAATTGGCATGTTTCTAGTTTACCACCTATCACTAAATTTTGCAAGTTTATTATTTTGTTATTTTATATCCATTTGATTTTAATAATTCTATTGCTGCTTTAATCTGTGGATTTTCAGCCTTTTTTGCAATAGATTTTTGTCCAGCAAATTTAGGTCTACCAAATCCTACAATTGAAATAAAAATATTTTTTTTATTTTTCTTATAGGCACGGAGTTGCTTACAAACCTCTCCACCATTTCTCTGACTTCCCTTTTTATTTGAAGATGTGTTTCCTTCAATGCACCAAACAGTACCATCGCCATTATCTTCAATAACAATACCTACGTGGGAAATTCTATCGACACCGTCTGATGGGAAATCAAAATAGGCGATATCTCCTGGTTCTGGATCTGCTAAGTCTCCATCAATCCATGAGCCTGCTTTCTTAAATGCAGCAGCACCACTTGGAGTATAAACAGTATTGGGAACCTTTACGCCTGCCTCATTTGCACACCACATAACAAATGAACCACACCATGGTTGAAAATTGGCCTTAGCAAATTTACCATATTTAGTTTCATTATCTTTCGGACCTTCAATAGTTCCAACTTCACCCTTGGCTACTTCAATTAATTTTTCTGCTGTTCCCATTTCTGCCATGATTAATCCTTATCCCAATCAGTATCTACTGGCTGCTCTTCTGGCATAGCGCCATCTGGCTTTTTAGCAAGTCTTGCTCTAACTTCATCAAGTTCTGCATCAAGTTTATCTTCTGCCATTCTAATTTCTGAATCTACTTTTTTGTTTTCTACTTGTGCCTGCATAATGTCTTTAGCACCAGAATTACCAATCAATAAACCAGCAAGTGTTCCTGTAATAAATGTTGCAACGCTACCAAGAACATTAAAAAACATTTTATCATTTTCTGATTGTCCTGTAATCGGTTGTGTAACAAATATTAAAGCATACATAATTCCTACTGATGTTAAAAATAAAATTGATCCCAAGGTTATTCCTAAAATAAATTTAAGTCTTGCATCTAAATCTTGAGGTGTTAGTCTGTCTTTAGCCATTGCTCTCTTCTTTCTTTATTTCTAATAAATCTTCTGGACATGCACCCGCAGCAGTACATATAGGGGGCTTACACTCCGCTTTTTCCCAATTCATTGGATCCTGACAGGGATAACGATAATGGCCATCATAGCCACAACCTGAAAGTATTAGCCCAAGAAGGACTACCCCGAATATCCTTAGCATACCCACCATTATACCAAGTTTATTCTTCTTTTTCTTCCCTTAATGGAATGGTGACAAGCCACAAAATAGTAGCCAAAATAGTAGCCAAACCTACGATTTGTTGGGCGGTACCAGTTAAAGTAAGCCAAGCAATAAAGAAACCTAGTAATGTCCATACCTGGGCAATGCTTTCCTTGATAGCCTTACCAAACCAGCCTATAAAGCCTTTTAGAGCCTTTAAACCCCATTCTGGAGCCTTCTTTAGGACTTTCCATACCTTTGACATATATGGCTTTAGTTTCTCAAGCCATGGTTTAAGGTTAGGCTTAGGTAGATTAACCTTTACTTTGGGTAGTTTAACCTTTACCTTGGGCATCTTTGATAAGATAGTTTTAAATTTGTCCATAATCGTATTATATCCTCCTTGTTGACATAACAGAACTAATAATGTTAGAAACCAGAATTACTGGAATAATAACTTCTTGAACCTTTTCTCTTTGATCATCTGTCATGTCTTTGCCCCACTCAGATGGACTTGTTATTTTTTCTAGGTCAATATTTGTAAATACCGCTGCAATTGCCCCTACTGGATCTTCTAATAATTTTTCTGCCTGAACCTCTGTTACAGCATCTGCAAGAGTATAGGGCATAGGTGCCTCTAGATTTTCATTTGCTCTGCTACCAAACTCTTCTAGTGCTGTTGCTACTGCTTCATTTGATTTTGCCAATTCTGCCACTACCGCTACTTCACTAGATTTAATACCAAGTGTTGAGGCTACTGCAGCCTTTTGCTCTGGACTTAATGCTGCAAGTGTTTGTGAACTAGTAAGATCTGCAAGTAATCTTGACATATCTTCAGATACTTCTGAGTTTTCTGTTTTATCTGGAACTGGAATTACAATATCTTCATCTGGAAATCTAGGATCTTCTGGTGTAACTATTTCTGGTTCAACTACAACTATTTCTGGATCTGTGGTAATATCAGGAGATGGCAAAGGCGATGGTTCTGGAGAAGGTTCAATTGGAGTTGGCTCAGGTGATGGCTCTGGGGTTGGATCTATATCCGTTGGCTGAGGTGAAGGCTCTGGTGAAGGCTCAACAGTGGGCGATGGCTCAGGAGTTGGAGTTGGTTCTGGTTCAGAAGTTGTTTCAGGCGTTGGAGTTGGAGTGGGTTCGGCTGGTTCAGTTTGCACAGGAGTTGGCTCTGGATCAGGTTCATTTTGTAAACTAGCAATAGCATTTGCAATTAAGTTAGCAGTTACACGCATTTCTTCTTGAACTGCTAGTTGTTCTTGTGTTGGTCCAACTACAACTGGTTCTGGCGCTAATGTTGGTGTAGCGGATCCTGGTTGTATTTGTGTTGCTCCCCATGCTTCTAATGAAACAATAGAACCATCATGTAATCTAACACCAGTTCTTAAGCAACAATATTCTGGTCCTTGATAACTGTATGCTACAGATATTCCACCAGTATTTGTAATTGCTACAAGAATATTAATATTACTTACTGGTGCATTCCAGTTTCCAAACGGTATTACTTCAAGATCTAACTGAAATCCACCTTCAGAATAAGATATATTTAAAGTATCTTGTGCAGCATACCAGCCTGAAACCCAGTCCATAGAATATAAAGAAATAGATGGGGTAGATGGATAAGCCCAATATGTATTATCTGGATTGCCAAATGTAATTACAGAGTTAGTTGTAGCATAGATATTTGAATATTGAACACCATCAAATGTAATTGTTGTTGCTATTGGTATTTGATAAGAAGTATCGTCTCCACCACAGGTATCCATTGTATGAACTGTAGGTTCTGCGTCGCCTTCATAGGCTGCTGCTATAGTTTGAGATTGAAGATAGTTAACACAGTCTGCATACGCATTGTTTGGAAAACCAATGCTTGCAAATAAAATCCCCACCACTGCAATTATGCGTAGGATTTTACTTATTTTATCTCCCTTATATATGTAATTATATAGTTAATTATACCATTTTATTGCAAAAGAAAAAGGCGGGATATTTAAATCCCGCCCTATCTTTTAAGTATTAATTACTTAACTAAAGCAACTTTAGCCTTTGGATTCTTTGCATTCCACTTCTTTGCAAGTGAGTTGAAAGCATCTTTTACAGCCTTTAGTGCTACATCATTATCAGCCTTTACCTTAGCAAGTTCTGCAGCGTGTGCAGCAGATGCATCAGCAAGAGCCTTATCAGCAGCAGCCTTAGCAATAACTGCATTAGCCTTTAGCGTTGCAATTTCTGCATTAGCCTTAACTAGATCAGCAGCAGCAGTTGCAGCAGCAGCATCAGCAGCAGCCTTAGCGGTTGCAGCATCAGCAGCACGAGCAGCCTTTTCAGTTGCTAGAGCAGCATCGGCAGCAGTCTTTGCAGCAGTCATTGCAGCAAGTTCTGCAGCAAGATCACGGACAGCAATATTCTTTGCAACAGATGATGTAACGGTATTGAAACCAGTTACAGCAGTTGCAAGATCAGATGCAGTTGTGACTGAGAAAATAACAGCAGCCGAACCAGCGGTTGGAAGTGTTACCTTAAAATCACGTGTACCAAAATCTGTTAGACCTACGCCAGTTGTAGCAGTTGTAGTATCAAGAGTTCCGTTAGCAACTACTGCGGTAATTGACTTTCCAGAAACCTTGTTACCAAATACGTCTTTGGCAGTTACAGTCAAAGTTACTTGTGTACCTGAAGCGCCAACATCAAGACCTGATACCGAAATATCATTGATCTTTCCGACTGCACCTTGTACATAATAAACTTTGGTTTCACCTTGATTTGTAATAGAAACTGTTCCTACTGCAGTAGTCTTTGTAAAGACAAAGAATGTAGCAGTTATGCCAGTTCCTGTTGCAATTGTTGATGATGCAGAACCGCTAGATGCGGTTACTGGTGCAGCAGCAGTTGCTGTTGCAAGAATAATAGATGCGTTTGTTGCGGACACAGTAACTGCTGTTCCTGTATCTACAGTAACAACAAACTTGAGGGCATCAGCAGCGTCTACAGAGTTATCAGCAGGAACTGGAAGTTCAACTGCAGTAGTTGTAGAAGTACCAGCGGTTGCAGGTGCAGATCCGTTGACTGTCAAAGCGACAGACATAGGTGCAGCGTTAGCCGATGGAATTGCGAATACCGAGCCAGTAAGGGCTGCAGCCAATACAAGCGCAATCTTCTTAAATGAATTCATTTTTCTCCTTGTTTTCTTTTATATTAGTTTATATTCTGTTAGGAAATCTCTAACATCGTTAGGTATTTCCCTAGTTTCCAATTCTACCATAGACTTGTTCTTTTGTGCAAGTCGACTAGCAGAAGCCCATGTATGAACCTCAATCTCAAGATTAGAGTCCCTACTGGTATGTGATATTGCTCCAAATACCGCCCCACAGACGGCATCAGCCAAGTCCTTAGATTTCTTGCGTGGATGGTCAACACGATTATTTTTCATAATCTTAAGTTCAGCCATTTCGTCAAGAAGCAAAGGAATCATAGGCATAGCAATTCTTTCTTCATAAATCATCATAGCAAGATCTTCATAGTGTTTTTTTGCAACAGAGACAGTATCAGTTCTCATTCCAACGGCTTTTAATTCCTGTTGAATATCAAACGACTGCCATCTATCAAATGTCACCATTCCGATATTAAATCCCTCTCTACGAAGATTTATTATCCAGTTTTTTACTTCAGATAAATTTACAGGTCCTTCTACCTTTGGCTCCCACCATGCAACGGCATCAACAACTACGATAGGTGCAACCTGCTCGTAATCTTTTATTACCTGTACGTTTACCCATTTATCTACATGCGCTATAGCAACAGCACACTTATCATGTTTTTGTGCCAAGTCAGCATGTACATAATATATCTTATCAGGATCTGGCTTAAAAGACAAGTCAAATCTCCTGTGAGAATCTATAGGATTTCTTAGGGTCATACATCTTTCTAATTTATCTCTTTGCTTAAAAAATGAATCTGATGAATATGTAGGTGTACATAGAAAACGCATCATTGCATCACCCATGTCCGTTAAAAATGCAATCTTGAAATCTTCTATTTTACGAGTAGGGTTTACTTCCCATGTGGGTCTTTTTAGTGCAAACATTCTGGGGTATTTGTATGAAATTATGTGATCTTCTTCCCAAACAATCTCAAATTCATTATCTGGTCCTTCTGGCAATTCTTCATTAATGGTAAATGTATGTCTGCGTTCTACTGTTTCTTTTTCCATAATTACATCTTCATACCGCTTTGAAATAAAATCACCAGCATAGCGTGGGAATGAAAGAAGAACTACTTTACCCAAATCAGGAAAACGAGAATCTACTGTTCCTCTAAATGCTTTATACAAGTTTTCTGCAGTTTTACCTTGATCATTTCCTGTTCCAACCTCAGATGCAAAACCAGAAATCTCATCTAGTACTGCCATAAAAAGGTTTAGACCCTCATGTGATTCACGTTCAGAGTGTCCAGAATAAACTGTAATTGATTTATTAAAACCAATAGAGTTAACTTTTGGATCATACTTTCCTGCAAACCATGGAGACTTTTCAACCTTGTTTTTAAATCCTTTAAAGAAAACATTTTTAGCCTGCTCTGCGTTTACAGCCACGTTAATAATATCTATTGCATCTCCCGACGGCTTACCAAAGTATCTAGCAGGGTCTTTAAGACATAGTAACTTATATACAATATAAGCACAGGCAACAGTAGAGGTATGGTCCTTCCCACTGCCCTTCCCAAGTTGAAGAATAATTTCGTTCTTTGTATATTTGTCATAGTGCTTTGCTCCTACATCCATTCCTAAAAGATTTTGCAAATCTGGTTTCTTATAGATCTGGCTCATTGCCTCAACAATGTCATATTGAATAGCAGAAAGAGGTGGTTGTCCCAAATAGTCAGGTGACTCAACAAATGTTTTTACATCTACTGGAACTTCTTCAAACTGCTCATCTCTTAGAACATCTAAGAAATCATTGAACATCGTGGACAATTGTAATTACCTCGCCCTCTCTGGCTATTGTAGATAATCTAGACATAATTAAGTCTCTAACCTCTGGATGCTCGGATGCAATATCACGAAGAATTCCTACCAATACCTCTTGACGCTTTTCAATCTCAACCATTTCTTCTGCTAGTTCTTTATTTTCTAATAGACCAGCCTTTTGCAACATATCAATTCGTCTTGCTTCAATATCCATAACAAGTTTAATTGCAGTTGTTTTTGCACTAAGGTTTGCAGTAGTGCTTGCATCTTCTATAACTTCATATGCTTGCTGAATTAGTTTTGTGTAATGTGCATCTGCACCAACAAGTGCTTCTTTAGCACGAGCACGAATAGCATCATTAGCAGATGCCATTACTCTCCACTCATTAAGATGAGCAACTACACGAGTTCTTGGAATATCAAGTTCTTTTGATATTCTTGTGGGATCATTACCTTTTAGATATTCTTCAACTACCTTATTTACTTCGTCAAGGTGTTTGACAAGTTCAATCTCGGTATCTGCCATATTTGCCTTCTATTCTGTTAATCTCATCTTGAATATAAAAAATTGCTTTCTTTAAATCTTCAGTATGAGTTTCTTCATTCTTTAGTCCTGCCCTCCATAGATATTTAAAGGCATTACCAATATTAAAATTACGATGACGTGTTATTTGAATACATTCAACACCAGAAGGATCTGACGTGTAGTGCATAGGGTGGTTTACCTGATCTACAATAATATTAAATTTATCGCTCATCGTTTTGACTTCCTTAATCCAAATTTTGCAAGGTAAACGTAAATTGTTTCTACGCTTGCCCCACACTCCTTTGCTATTTCTTGTGGAGTCTTTTTGTCAATAAAATACCTTTTACGAAGCCAAGACTCGCTTGTGTATAGTTTAGCACCCATGACTACTCCTTGTCAAATTTAACTGCTTTATCCCAGTTATTGACAGCCCAATGCCCAATACCTGCTGCATCTGCCACATCATTATCTTCTATTTTCTTGTCATAAATCACATCTAACAATTTAATTGTTCTTTGCTTTCTAAAATTTCTTTCATAGGATTTGTACCAAGAATCAGACTTTCCTGGATTAAGGGATCTTATTTGTAACTGTTCTTCTTTACTTAATTTTTTATTTCCTAAATATGACTGCCATGTTATTGGAGATACCCTGCCAATAATTTTTACTCCAGCAAGACCTGCGCCACCAAGTATTGCACCTTGAACCAAGGCAAGATCTGCTGCGGTTTTTGGGCTATTCATAAATACTGTATGCTCAATTACTATGGCTTCTGTTTTATTATACATTTCAAAAAATGCTTTTACCTTTGCAGTAGCGTCTATAACCTTTTCGTATATGTTTCCACCATCAAAGTTTATTTTTCCATATTGAGTTATGTTTTTGTATGAGTAAAATGCAAAAGCAATACTATTGGTACTAGCATCAATAGCACAAATTATTTGTGGCTGATTAGTTGTCTTGCTCATACTCAACAATGCCTTTCAGTTCTTTTAACATTTTTTCTACTGCTTTTTCATGTATATTGCAATTAGCGCAAAATCCAGAATCATTATAAATAGAAAGTTGTGTACCACATCCACCCAAACAAATTCTACGCTTGCCTATTCTTTTTTGCCTGCGTGTTATCTGATATCTTTCTGCAATTTTTTCCTTTGTGGCCTCATCTCTACAAAGTTCACTGCAGTATATCTGATAGGTTACTTTGGGTTTAAATCTGACATCACATCTTTCACATTGTTTCACGCAGTTCCTCCAGTGAAGCGATCTTCACTACTCCCGCACCAGCCTCTTCACATGCTTTTTGAATTGGACAACCTTTGCATATTTTAGAATTAGATCTATAGTTTTTAATTGGAAGTTCGTTTTTCATCCAACTAGCCCGAACAGTCTTCATCCAATCAAATGCATTATTAATGTATTCACGATAATAATCATCTACCTCTATTAATATTGGTAGCAATGCATGATTATTTTTGTTTTCATACAGAATTATTCCACGTTTGTATCCCAAAATTTTCATATAGATAAGAGTTTGAAAGATATGATCTTTCTTTGCCTTGCCAGTATTTTTGCGATACTCAAATCCCTCATTTGGAACTGTTTTTATTTCTAGTATAACCTCTTCATCATTCCAATTAAGAATGCCGTCACCGTATCCAAATATTGGTGGATTCTCATTAGAAATTTTTAACTCTGTTGTATTTTTTAGTTTGCCAGTTTCTTTATCTTCTTCTTGAAAGATCTTGGCAATACCAGAATTAATTAGTGCATCTTGAATTCTTTTATGACCATATGTTCCGTTTGTTCTATTGGCAACACCAAACGCATCTGAATTATCTTCAAATGTTACACCAGAAAATGCTAAGTACCAATATCTTGGACACTCACCATGATTGTAGGCTAGGGTTGAGGGAGCAAAAGTTTTCTTTGTTTGATGCTTTGGCTCATTTTTTATTGTATAACCAGTATTGATCTTTTCTACAAGACCATCTAGTTTAAAATCGCTTTCCTTTTTCTTTGGCTTAGGTTCTTCTTTTACCATCATCTGCTTTAATAAGTTTTTTGTCATATATCCCTTTTTATCTATTATATCAGTTAGCGTATCGTATACTTCAAAGCAGATACCAAATTATTAATGGCTTCAGCAGCGGTATAGTAAATATTCTTCTTACCTCTATCACCTTTATCAACATTAGCCATCCAGGTAGCCCTAAACGACATTTTTGCTGCTATAGCCTGTAGTCTAACGATCTCTACAGTAGCCACGTTTAGTGGAATGTCTGGTTTTAGAATAAGTTTGGCAATAAATGTTAGGGCAGTAGTCAGTTCCTCATCATCCATGTAGTCTGCAATCTCTGTCAAACCATTTACTTGTTCTATTGTATTTTTATGCGTTGTCTCTGTCATATTCTGCCTTCCATGTTAATTGATCTAGTAATTCAAACTCTATTAATGCAAGACGAGTTTTTTTATTTCCCTCGCCTAAAATAATAACAACTGCTGGCGACTTATCTTTGCCAGCCTTTAGGGCGTCAGTTACGGCTTTGGCCCATATGTCTTGATTTATAGTAAAAGATTTTTCGGACTCTTTGAAATCAATAACAAAATCTCTCCACGTCGCATCACCTTTTTTAGTATTGCGACCAGAATTTTTGTGCTGTTTAGCACCTATTCTTTTGCTTTCACTCTTCTCGCTCATAGTCCTTCTTTTTCTTATATCCAACTTGATAAACCTGAACTTCTGATAAATGTTTATCTGAGCACATCCAAGAACCCATACCAGTTTCTGTGTAAATTCTTATAGTTCCGACCTCTTTATTACAGGTCTTACACCAGAACTTACCTGTATGCACAGTAAACTTGTTAGACATTTTTCAACTTGCTTTTGATTAGATTTTGTAAATCTAAATCTTCTTTCACACGAGTAATAAGTCCATCTCTACCTTGAACCTTTGTACCATCTTCTAATTGGTACCACGCACCAGTTCTATTAACCAAACCAATAAGTTCGGCGGTATCAACAAGATCGCCAACAGAATCGATGCCAAGATTGTCACCTCTAAAATAGAAATCATACTCACCACTCTGGAAGGCAGGCGAAGTTTTAGAGAACTGTAATTCCCAACGAACTTTGCGACCAATCTTTTCTTCAATGAGTTTGTCTCCAACATGTATCTTCCCTTTGATCGCCTGATTATCTGATTCAGACGAAAATAACTTTATGACAGTAGATGAATAAAACTTTGTAGCCTGTCCACCTGTAGGCTGTTGACTTGTATACATTGCATTGATATTATTTCTAGATTGTGATATCAATACAAGAAGTGTAGGTTTTACCTTATTGTTAGCGTAGTTAAGCATCTTCCATGCATTGCTAAAGTCACGAGACTCTGCACCAATCTGTTTAGTATTCTCTAACTGTTTAAGTTCTGTAGAGTCTTTCTCAAAATAAATAGCAGGAAGCAATGATGTTATTGAATCAACAACAATAATATCAACGCCAGCCTCAATAAGATTTACTCCAACATCAACCATTTCATTGATGGTCCGAGCCTGAGAAACAATTAATTTAGATATATCTACGCCTAGTTTTTCTGCCCAAGTTTTATCGTATGACATTTCTGCATCTATCCATGCACAGATCTTGCCTTCTTTTTGTGCCTCAGCAATTAACTGTAAACAAAAAGATGACTTAGCACTTGACTTGCTACCCCAAATAAGAACTTGTCTACCATATGGCAAACCACCGTTAAGTGCACGGTTCAAACCAAAACTAGGAGTTACTGCATACTCGGTCTTTGGAATTTCATCTCCAACTAGAATGCTCTTTCTTAGTTTAGGATTTAGTTGTGCCAATACCTCTTCAACTGTAACTGTCACTAGAATCTTACCCCATGCTTCTTTGGTCTATGTGTGTTGCGTTCCATCTTTTCTTTAATTGCATAATCTAGTGATTTTGTTACATACCCTGCCTCAACCATACCAGCATAAAGATCAAGGGTACGAATAATAATATCTGCAAACTCATCTGATATCTGTTCTGGATTCATTTCTTTACGAACTGCTTCCATGGCTTCTGATACCTCAGATACAATCATCATCATTTGCTTTGCTAAAAATATTGGGTCTGCAGTTCTATCCCAAAAACCCTTGTCTACTGCATTCTTATGTATTTCTTCTGCTAATTCATCAAACATTTATTACATCCTCCATTATTGTAGTTCCATCTTTTGTTTCTTTAAATTCAAACTTATATACGTTTCCTGCTTGAACATTCATGTATGCTTTTGGAAATGCAGTTGGAAATACTGTTATGGCGTGTAATTCTCTGCCTGCATCTGCAACAGTAAGAGATGCCATCTTTTTTCCAGCCTTTGTAACTCTAGGCTTGAATGATACAACATAGTGCTCGCCTTCTTTATAAGGTAGCATCTTATAATTTAGAAACTTAACTAGGGCATCTTTGGATTGAGATATTTCATCAACTGGAACTGCAGATACAATCCTATTATCATTTGCAAGAACAATATAAGTGCGACCTGCTTCAATAACCGTGTTTTCTTCATCGAAAATTCCCACACTTCCAGTTTTATCTAACAACTCTACTCTTGACCAACCTTTTGCTCTCTTAATTGATTTTACCATACCCATCAATATGAAAGCGCCCTTCTCTTCATACTCTTCAATATCATTTATGTATGCATAATAGTGTTGCGGTATCTGCATATTAAATTCTGGTAAGTTAAGGTACTCATAAACATTTTCCCTCACCCGCTCTTGATCTGCTGGATTATCTATAAATGTAAGAGCACCAACAGAATTCATAGCCTGTAGTGCACGACTATTTACGCCATTACCTTTTGTAAAAGTAAACTCTTCTACCTCTTTAAAAGATTTAAATGGTCTTGCTGCAATGTATCTTTCTGCAATTGTATTTGATATCCACTTAATAGCAGACAAACCAAAACGAATTCCTTTGCCTTCAATCTTAAAATCAATCTCAGATTCATTTATATGTGGCAACCTAATAGGAATACCCATACGCTTTGCTTCAATTAGATATTCTGTTCTTGCATCTTTATCCTTCTCATTCTTGAGAAGTGCAAACATAAACTCTAGCGGGTAGTAGTATTTGAGCCACGCTGTCCAATACGAGACAGTACTGTAAGCAACGGCATGTGACTTGTTAAACGAATATCCCGCATGTGCTTCAAAGTCATGCCACAAATCCAAAGCAGAATTAGGGCTAATGTAGGCAGAAGCACCTTTGATAAACCTGTCTTTGAACTCATCAAACTCTCTTGCATCTTTCTTTTTACCAATGATCTTGCGGACCTTATCAGCCTCAGCCATTGTCATACCGCCGAGTTGAACACAAGCCTGCATGACCTGCTCCTGATATAGGATACACCCATATGTTTCTTCTGTAAAAGGTTTTAAAATCTGGTGTAGGTAATCAATGTTTTGACGACCATGTTTACGAGCAATGTAGTCTTTACCAATTGTATTCATAGCACCTGGACGAACTAAAGCGTTGGATGCAGCCAATTCAGCAAGATTTTTTACACGCATTTTTACTAGCAGATTTGTATATGGTGTTGCTTCACACTGGAATACACCCTTTGTGTATCCATCAGACAACATATCATAAACATTTCTATCATCCATATCAATTTTAAGAAGATCAATCTTGGTACCTTCTCGCTCTTTAATAATATCAATACAATCTTTAATAACACTAAGAGTCTTTAGTCCAAGTGCATCAATTTTAATTAGACCAATCTTTTCTGCTTCTTCCATGTCAACTCCAACAACTGGAATACGCTCATCAGATCCTGGCGACGAACGAGTTTCCATAGGAGCATATCTAAAAATTGGTTCTTTACTGGTTACAACACCAGCAGCATGAATACCAGTTCCACGAATACGACCACGAAGTTGCTCGCCATAAATAATAACCTCTGGATATTTTTCACGGAACCATTCTGAATTCTTTGAGGTTACAAAGTCATCCCATGTATCAACAGTTTTTAATACCTTATTAACATCAGGCAAAGGAATGTTTAGTGCACGAGAAACATCTCGCACAACACCCTTATCTTTAAATTCTAAGAAGGTTGCAATAGATGCAACGTGACGATATTGTTTAACAAGATAATCTTTTACTTCATCACGACGTGAGTCTTGAATATCTGAGTCAATATCTGGAAAGTCATTACGCTCAGGATTAATAAAGCGGAAGAAAAGAAGCCCATGCTTAATAGGATCAATGTCTGTAATGCCAATAGCATAACAAAGCAATGAACCAGCAGAAGATCCACGACCTGGACCAACCATAATTTCTTGCTTCTTTGCCCAACTTAACATGTTATATACAACCAAGAAGTATGGAGCAAAATTCTTTTCTGAAATAACCGATAGTTCTTCTTCAAGCCTATCAACATATTCTTGCCTATCTATCAAACCAAGATTTGTTAGGCCTTTGATAGCAAGAGATCTTAACTCTTCTAGTGGCTTTTTATATTGTACTGGTAATAGGTTTAGACCAAACTTAATATCATAATCTTCTACTTTGTTTGCTATCTCTATAGTTGATGCAAACATTTGTTCATCTTTGATACCGTGCTCGGCCATGGCATTTGCCATTTCATCACGAGACAATAAATGAATATCAAAAGAACGGAATGACATTTGACGTTCTGCACCATACAAATAATCAAGACGATCCATCATGTCTTTTTGCTTTTTAGACTTTTCGTATGTAACATCTTTTTGTAATTTTGCATGGGTATTAAGAAGCAACATCATTTCCTGAATAATCTTCTGATCAACAGTAGAATGGTGGCAGTCTGGAGTTACAACAATCTTTACAGAATACGATTTAGCAAGTTCAACAAGCGATTCATTAATCTCCTGCTTGTTATGTGGCATAACCTCAATGTAAAAATCATCACCAAAGTTTTGCTTAAACCACTCGATATGCTTCTTTGCTTCTGCATACTCTCCTACTTCAATGGCTTTTGCTATGAGTCCACTCATGCAGGCAGATAAAACAATAATGCCTTCTTTATATTTTTGTAGAACTTCAAAATCAATTCTTGGTTTCTTATAGAAACCTTCAGTCCAACCAATTTCATTTAATTTATTTAGGTTTTCTAGGCCTTGTTGGTTCTTGGCAAGAAGGACAATATGAAAATAGTTAAGATCAAGCGGACCAGTCCTATCGGCTTTATCACGCTTGTCAAATCTATCATATGCAATATATCCTTCTACGCCAAGAATAGGTTTGATACCCGCTTCTTTGCAGGTGCGATACATTTCACGATGCCCAGAAAGAGTACCGTGATCTGTAATCGCAATTGCTGGCATACCGAGTTCAACGGCACGTTTTACATATTCCTGCGGAGTTGCCACACCATCCATTAAAGAATAATGGGTGTGGACATGAAGCCCAACGTAAGACACTATTTAATTACCACTCGATATTTGATGAACCAGCAGATGGTGTATCAAATCCAAGATAGAATGCCTCTTGTTCAGCATATGGAATTTTGTTAAGAGCCTTCTCTAGTGGAAATGGCTCAACCTTAGACCAGTCATAAGGCTCCTTATCTGGACCCCCTGGAATAAGTGTGTAACTTGTTTCAGTTCCCTGACCGTTACGCTTTAACTTCCATGTTAAGTTTGAGATGCTACCAGTTTCTAGTGCATACTCACGAATTGTATTAAATGCAGATTGCTTGCTTACACCCATTGCCCAAACAGCAACATATGGCTCTTCAAGACCATCATCTACTAGAACATTGCAGTAAAAACGAAGACGTGCTCGCCATCCAGCCTTTGGATCTTTACGATGCATTTCTTCTGCCCAGTCACGGCCTTCTGCTTCCATTGTATCTAGAGCACGGCGCTTATAGTCTTTTGGGTTTGTGTGTTCTTTAACTACAAGAGCAAGACCACGCTTATCATTGTAGTTAGAAGAGTCTTCGTCCAACTCTTCAATAAAACGAATTTTTACTGATTGACCGTCTGCCAACTTGAGCCAACGGACTTTTGTTCCAGTACCTTCATATTTTGGCTTATCAACTAGAGCGTTGATATTTTTTAGCCCTTTTACTATTGTCATTGTTTCTCCTTGTTTTTTCTATTTTAGCATAGCGACTATAGAGTTGTCAAACTTATATTCTAGTTTTTTGATTTCCTCATCGCTCATTTCGCCTATATCTTTATATTTTTTGTCAATGTTTACTACAGATACCTTAGAGCCTATCTTTCCAACAATACGCTCTATCATTGTAGAACCCGCCTCATCATTGTCTGCTACAAGTATAACATCGCTGAAATACTTTTCCAATAGATTCATCTGAACAGACGAAACATTGGCCCCCAGTGTAGCAACTGCGGGAAAACCTACTTGGTCTAATCTAATTGCATCAAAAGATGATTCAACTACATAAACAAACCTGGATGATCTAACTCTGTGAAGATTAAATAAAACTTTAGACTTGGGAAGACCTGGTGTATTTTTAAAGTCTTTGCCTTCTATAGACCTTGCTACAAATCCAATAGTCATGCCGTCTGGAGACTGTATTGGAATTGTTACATAGTCCTGCTTATCTGAATATCCAAGAGCAAACTTATTAATAGACTCTTCTGTTATCCTGCGACTATATAAATAATTTATTGCTCGTGGTGTTTGTATTGCTTGATTATTTAATCGTTTAATTAGTACCTCGTCAAACTGAACAAACTCAGGAGCAACATATAGTTTTTTGTTTACAAGTTGTGCAATATCGGTTTCGCTATCCTTTTGTTTTATATATCTAACAGATTCAAAATAAGATCTATTGGATACGGCCATGACAAACTCTACGAGATTTTTACTAGTCTGACAGCCAAAGCAAAAGAATAAGCCCTTCTCTTTAGATACAGTTCCTGCTGGTGTGCGAGAATTATTATGAAATGGACAGAAAACCATAAAGTTGCTTTCTGTTTGTGACGCAGGCTCAATGCCCACACCGTTTAAGACTCGTTCTACCTGTTCTTCTGTATATGTCTCATCAAACATTTGTAGCCTCAAAGTCTTTGTATCTGTAATAGCCTTTATCAAAGTCAACCTGAATTAGGAAGTCTCCCATAAAACCATTACGGTTTTTCCTAAATGCACATTCAATAATATCACTGTTTGCTGCACGACCAAGTGCAAGAACCCAGTCAGCATCATAGGCTATCTGTCTTGACCATGCTGTTTGACCCAAAGTTGGCACGGTATTTAAATTAGTAACATCATCAGGTGTAGCAGATGATATAGCAATAATAGGAACTTCTTCTCCAATAGACATTAGTTTAAGTTCACGAGATAGGTTTTTCATTCGTACCGTCTCATTATCTGATTTTTGGTTTGGACTCATAAGTTGTAAATAATCAACAATAACAAAGTCTGGTTTGTATTGATCAATCTTTCCACGAATCACAGACGGGGTAATCTCTCCACCATTATCACTTGAGATAATATGAAAAGCGCTTTTACCTTCAATCTTATCCTTATGCCATTTCTTTAACATTTCTGTTTCTGCATTACCATTGCTTAATTTTCTATGTGACCACAATCCTTCTCCCATGATTGCATATACACGATTACGAACTTCTACTTCAGACATTTCAAGGCTTATGATTAACGGAGTCTTTCCTTGCTTCCAAGCCTGCACTGCAAAATATAGCGAGAGCCACGATTTACCAATGCCTGGGTAGGCAAGAAAGATACCGAGTTGACCTGGCATGATTCCAGATGGGAGATAATTGTCAAATCCTGGCAGACCAGTTCTGATACCTATCTTGCCTAACTCTTGTTCCTTACGAACATTTTCAAAATATGCAATTGCAGAATTAATATCTGTTGCATCAATATCACGAATAGTTGAAGTGTTTTTCTTCAACTCTGATGTTTTTACAATTAGGTCATTTAGTGCTGCTGTGCCATTTCCTGATTGAACCTCAGATGCAGCAGACCTAAGAATATCCTTAATGCTTTCATTTAAATATTCAACTTGTAACTCTTCTAAGTGATGCTTAGTAGCACCTACTTCTTTGTCTGGAATAAAGTCTCTAAACTTTTCAACTACCAGCGAAACTGGAGGCACTGATCCATTAGTCTCAGCATATCTACGAATGAATTGCCATACGTCTGTGTGAGTACGCATTATATTTTCTACATTAGCCTGTAGCAAAACGTGTATTTGTTTATCGTTAAGGACTGCAGAAATTAGTTTAGACTCTGTATTAATCATTTAACCACTCCCTAGCCTTTTTTCTGCGCTCTTCTCGATCTTTTAAATCTTGCTCTATAGCCATTTTACCACGAAGTAAATCTTGTGCATTGTAAGCAAAACTATTCCATGATGGATTTTTTGATATTTCAAAATAATATGTTAGTAAATCATAACATTGATGAATTCCATATGATTCAACCAGTGCATCGGCAGCCCATTGCTCAACATTAAGGTTAAGATTAGACTTAGTTTCGTATCTTTGCAAATGCAGTTTGTTATACCGACTGAGCAAAGCCATACGGTCTTTGCGATCAGCCATATTATTCTTCTACCAGTGCTGCCTTTGCTTCATTAACCTTTTCAACAACTTTGGTTTCAACAAAATTGTAAACACGGTTCATTGCGTCTTCTGTATTCTCATTATCACGAACATGATCTACAACACCCAAATCAACTCTCAATGACTGAAAGTTACCAAGATTAAGTGTGTAGCCAAGTGTTGCTGATACCTTTGTGCTCTCTTTTTCCATTACCCCTCCCAAGGATTAAATCTTCTCTGACCAGACTGGAATAAATCTTCCATCTTCTGTCTTCGTATATGTCAGTATACCATTACCAATTCTGCGTGTCAACTCTTGTTTAGTTGGCGTAATACTATTTGTAATTAATTTATCTTTTCTAGGTCTTCCTAGATGATAACTAGCAAGTATATCACGTATCTCTTTAACTTGCGACTCAGAGTAGTATGCTCTAACTCCGTATTGCCTCTTGCCGTTTAATTGTGCTCCCATTGGTGGAGGTATTACACCTCTTTTTACTAATGAAGGAAAATATTTACGATGCCTATTGACAAGTTGAGCAGTTTCTGATACACTAAACGCTTTTTCTCTGTTGCTTCTAAAATCAGATCTCAAGCATGTTTCTAATCTATCTTTGGTAATATTGTAAACAGTTACCATTCCAGTTGACCTAGAACTATGATGAAATCTCACAAGATCTCCATTTAAAAACCAAATCTTTTTATTGCCAGGAATTACAGGCTTGTTATTATACTCTTTGCTCTCAACTGTTCTTGGGCCATTAGCCATAAACCCTCCTTACTGTCTGACGGTGGATGAAAAAATTTCCTGCTACCACACGCCAAGCAATATATCTCTAAGTGTATCTGACTAGAATATTGTCTGTCAACAAACATTCTGCCATTGCACTTTCTGCAACGAAGAACCAAAATTACCCCTTAGTTTGGAATACCAACAACAATAATATTTACATTAAGAGAAAGATCACCAGATGCACCAAAGCGAACAACGCCCTCAACTCTTGAGGTAGTTACAGACTTTAAAATTACTGTAACATTTTGTCCAGCAGGAGTATTACCAATATTTATTGGCGTGGCAGTAGCAATAGGTGCATATTTAAAATCTGATGGAAAATCATATGTAAATGTTTTTTCGTTACCAGCGCTAACTGTAGAGTTATTAGCAACTTCAACATACCCGCCGATTACTCTTGCTTCTGATGTTTTTACGCTTTGCTTTCCAGCACTAACTGTATCAATAGTTGTATAGTTATATGTTGCTGATGAAACCTGAGTAGCAAGATCATTAATAGTCTCTGCCAACTGATATATATATGTTACATCAAGAGGCTGACCTCGTTCTGGTAGTGGTACTTTTGCCATTTTTCTCCTTTAGTTAATTATACCAGCAGCATCTATAGAGATGTTACTGAAGATTCCCAAATTGTTAATCCAGCATTTCTTGTTTTTGAGGCAGAAGAAATCTGTATAGCCACACGAACCGTAGAAGACCCTTCATTTAAAAATGGATAAGAATGCGTTAATGTTGTTCCATGATATTGGTATCCACCAGAATCAAAATTAACAAATACATCATATGCTGGTCTACCCTCTTCATCTCCCCAAACAGCAGTAATAATTGATGCTGTAACAGACAATGCCCCACTTACCGCTACTGGCGCTACAGAGTCTACTATAAATATTGGTGACCAATGAGAATTTCTGTTTTTATCTTCTGATATTACTCTAAACCTAACAGAATAAACATTGTCTGATTCTACTGGCGGAAGTTGATTTCTAGGAATTCTAAGTATTTTATTTGTCATTATGAAACTCCAACGGTAAATCTAAATTCAATATAGTTGCTAGTATTTGGAGATTTAATAACAGTTTCAGCATCTGTATTTTTTACAACTGTATATCCAGTCATACCATAAAGTGGATTAGATGTTGAAACATTTTCTAGTCGCATAGCATCAAGAGCAATATAATAATCTTCTGAAGGAGATCCTGCGATTTCTGCAGAAGCATAAATTTTAGCAACGGTCACGGCATCCCAAGTAAATCCACTAGTTGTAATTAACTGTTGTAGTTCTTTTGATACAACATGATATCTATTGGTTGCAAAATCATACCCGCCAACACCATCTTCAATATTAACAATAAATCTTGCACTTTCTCCAGATCCGTCATCTGCTGATGCAAATTCAATTAATATTTTTACAGCGTCTGGTGATGAACCAGAATCTCCATCTTTATTTATAATAGAGAATGCAAGTCTTAATTCATCTGTTGGAGAGTTTCTTGTAAGATCAACATCTATTCCAGTTAAGTGTATGTGATCAGATCCACCAGCAATTGAAAATCCAGAGGTAGCAGATGTGGTTAAATCAGAAGTATCTCCCTGAATCATAATAATATTATTAAAGAATCTGCAACGCTCATAGATTTCTGCTCTGCCTGGTTTGTAAAAAATAGCATTATCAGCATTGGTTTGAAATACAACATCTGCTACTGAAATAATATTATCGTCTGCTGGATCGTCTAATGGATCTGGATATGAATCTATTGCTACCGCCGAGGTAGCAGAGTGATACTGCCAATTTTCACCAGTGGTAAATGCAAATATCGTTTTGCTATCATAAGCACCATTTGCTGGATTTGTGCCAGCAGAATATAATCCAACCTCTGATATTTCATATCTTTCTTCTGTTGGTAATTCTGCTGTTAATACTAGTTTTGTTATATTATTTTCTGTTACAAATCCCCTGGAAGAAATTGGAACACGAAACATCTCAAAATCAAGGTTTTGTTTGGCTGAGTAGTCAGCATATGGGTCAGCAGTTCCTAGGGGCTGTGGACCGCAGCCAACGGCTATATAGGATGCATATGCAGGTGCCTGACCAAGTAGGTACTTGCCAATAATATTCTTACCAGTATTAGTTATCATGATTCATTAAACTCCGCCTCATATATTGTACCACTTAGACTGATCTGAACCTCTATTTGTTCATCAGGCTCTATGTTGATAAGTTCTACTATTAGGTCGCCAGTTGTATCTTCTATGTATACATAGGCACCGTCTGGCCCACCACCTTCGCCTTCGCCTGGTAGTTTAGTTTCTAACTTAATAGAGAAATTTGCAAAATATTTATCTGATGTATTTTGAAGAGCAACTATATTATTTGGATTATATTGCTGCTGTATGGCTGTAATATTTTTAATAGGCTGATAAGAAATACTTTGTCCATTGACAGTATCATTACGTGCAATATTTATAAGTTCCTGCCCACCAATGTCTTCCCAGATAAGGTCTTGCATTATATCAATATCAATTGTGTCTTGATCAATTAATACTGTATCTATTGGTGCAGTTTTTGGTGGAGGTGGTGGAGGTGGAAGTGGGGCTGGAGGCTTAGGTGGAACTGGGGTTGGAGCAGGAACTGTTGCTGCTGGAGTATCTAAAAGACTTGTCCCAAGTCCTATTCCAGTATTATCATCACAACTTTCTGGAGCAGCCTCAGAAACAGTTGTGCCATCAGAATACGATATTATTTTTTTTCTATTAAGGCATGTTCCAACATATGTAACACCAGTTATGGTTTTTGGTTTTGGCTCTGGTGTTATTGGTACTATTGGCTTGCCCTTATAAACTCCATCAGCCAGATCTTCTTTAATTGCTGCTACGTTCTGTCTTGCAGTCTCTATTCTTTCATATATTGGAGCAAATGCTGCTTCACGCTGTGCATCAAGTTGTGCCTTTTTTTCGGCTGCGGCTTTTTGTCTTGCTTCTCTTGCTGCCTTTGAATCTGCAATTATTTGTTGAATATTTCTAAGGGCAGTATCAAATTCTGAAGCAGATGTTTTTTTAACCTGTGGCGGCATTGCATCATCTTCAAGACGTGCCATACTACACCTCGCTCAAATATACGGTCATTCCAGGTCCAGCATTTGACCTAGAGTAATCAATATTATATACTACAAATCTTGTTTCAGAATCTGTTACTAAATCCAATCCATCATTATTTTGATAAGTTAACGTAACGATATCTCCAAGTTGTAGGGTTGGTATTGAAAACATTTCTAGTCCAACAGCCTTTTTAGGATCTTTTGTCTTGTTAATAATCCATCCTAAAATATTTTCTGCATCATCTTGAGACTGTATATACTGACTTTCTAAAGCAAACTCACTTTTACCATAGATAAGCCTACTAAGTTTAATTTCATCATATTTAGATTTTTCTACTAATGCAGATGTTGTTATCGAATCTCCTTGGAATTCTGGGTCAGACAGATTGCTTTTCTTTTTAAAGTATTCATCAACCGTTAACTCGTGTGTTGTGTCCTGTGTAAATGTTATACCTAAAATTCTTAAATAGTTTCCGCTTGTATCGTCAAGATTAAGAATTGTATCCGTGGTATTAAAAATTAAAAACTCAGCACCATAAGAGTCTGCCTGAAAACCAGATATGCTATAACCCTTCATTCTATTAAAAGTAGGAGCAATTTTTGCATAGAGAGCGGGGTATGCACGATCATATCTAATATCAAAATATGCACACTCACGCATAATTGTTCCAAATTCTTCGAAGTACATATTATATTTAGGTGGCTGCTGAGTGCTTATTCCAGATAAATACGTAGACTGAACAATTCCACTCATGGCATATTTTTTTAACGATTCATTAGCATCAATTTCTTTATCACCAAAAGCACTAGATAGTGTTTCTCCCACAGTAAACACAGTATTCTGTGCATAGTTATTTGTTAGTGCATATATATTTTCAAACATACAGCGAGAAGATCCACGAACAAATAAAGCCATATTATTATAAATTGGTAAAGGATCTTTATCGTCTACAATCTTTATTAACTTATTATTTATATAAAGATAAAACCTTCTAATATTTCCTATGTCTTGATACTCAACAGATAAATCATATACTGTTGGATTTTCTTCGGCAGTTCTTCTATACTGCCCTGTAAATCTACCGTCATCCACCAAAATGTTTGTTAAACCACCCCAAAGTTTAATTGGAATTGCATTATTATTAGATGAATCTTTTTTTACTTTATAAAACACAACATTGTTTACAGAAATTTGAGCCTGACCAGTTCTGCTATCACGTTTTAAATACTGCTCAATATTGTTTTCAGTTAAAGCAACTATTTCAAAATAATATCCATTATTAGTTTCTGGATTAAGAAGTACTGCTAATCCTCCAGATCCACCACCTATGCTGATGTTTTGATTTGTTCCAGATCCAGTAATTTGAAAATATGGTGTGCTACCAATTGGAGTTTGTCCACGAATCTCATTATTTTCAATCTTTCCAATTATTCTCATTCTTGTTCCAAAGTGCCTATAGGCATTGTCTAAATCTTTATAAACATAGGAGACAAAGTTTAATGGGGTTTCTGTTGTTCTAAATGATGGTCCATTCATTACAAGTGCTGAAGACTGTATTGTTCCAGACTGAGTGCTTTTTAAATTATTAACCTGGGTTTCTGTTAAATAATTTGTTGCCATAAAATTTTTAATAATACCATTTCTTGTAGTTTGACGAGCCAAAGTATTATTTTGTCCAGCAGCAGCCACTGTTGTTGATGGTAATGATACATCTTCATCTAATGCAGTTGTGAATAAATATTGTGTCTGCATATCGCAACCACGAACATAATCATTATTGGTCCAGTAGTCACTAATTCCAGCGGTGTGCTCAACAACTGGCGTTCCAAATTGTCCACGACCATGCTGATAAACGGCACCAGATTTCATTCTAGTATTTCCATCTATTGTTTCATAATATGGTAAAGAATATATTCTTACTAAACCAGTTGGATAGATCTTTCCGTTAAAAGGAAGTGAAGCAAAATATCTTTGATATTCTTGATTACTACTTATATAAACATTGCCAGTTCCAGTTATGTTAAACTGAACAGCATCATATCTTATAATTTCTCCGTTAGAATAAAAATATCCCTGATATCTTGCTAACCAATAAGCACTTTCGCCAATATCAATAATGTTGTTGATTACGCCACCATTAGATACGGTTGGCACTGAAGAAGTTAGAGTTGAATTAATTGGCATTGCTGCTAAAGCATATGCACTAGCCTGTTGAGATGCTGCATTAATTGTCTTTGTTTCTTCTGTTCCAGCAACTTCCCACAACAGCGATGGTAAATAAATCCAAGTTTTTTCAGACTCTAATTTATCTGCCTGCTTTTTTACTCCAAATGTACGCTGTATATATTTTGTGGTGTATGTAATTTTACCATCATTATATATTTTTTTATCTTGTGAAGATATTGAAATTATATTTGGTAGATTTCCAGACGTTGAATTTTTAATAATTCCATTATCTGTTTGATTGTTTGACCCAGATAAAACAAAATCAGTACTTCTACTATCTGCATCTGGAAGCAAATAGTCTTTGGTCATTACAATAAAGTTGTTGTATTCATCAAAAAACATTGCGGTTTGTGTTGCAGTAGCAAGTTGACTTAAAACCTCTGCAACGCTTTGATCTGGTGCTACAAAAAAGAAAGGTATTACTGGATCCGATTCACCATCAATTCTTCTAAAGGTATAATTAGAAAATCCAATATAATCTAGTAGTGTGGATACAGCCATACTTAAAGAAGTTTCTGTCATTAAAAGTCTTGGGGCTGGCATTGATTCTAAGAAAAAGTAAAAGTCTCTAAGGCTTAGTGATACTGTTGCTCCTGTAACGTCTGCCTGTGGAAAACCGTCTGAGTATAAAGTTTTGATTGGTATAAAATAATCAAAGCCATCAACATTTATAATTTTTTCATAAAAATTAAATTTTATATTTTTACGGAGGTAGTCTGAAATAATGCTATTAGTATTATTATCATTAAAGGCTTGATCGTCATCAAATATAGTCATCTCTCCAGTAGATGCTAAAAGTTGACCCACTGGAATAGAACTATTTCCAAGGTCTGATAGCATCTTTGTTACTCTATAGTCTATGACTTTATCTGATAGGTCAACTACCAAACGTGGAGACATTTCAATAAGATCAAAGGTAGAATCTAGTTTGTTCATGGTGTCTACTACTATTCGTAAACCTCTTATATATTGAAATTGTCTATACTTTGTACCGCCGTCAATATCGTCAGAAAATGTATCTGGAGATGTTAAATCATTGACAAAGTTGGTTTGATTTGTTATTGTTTCTGATCCTAAAGACCAGCCGTATGTTGGTGCAAATGTTTCATATTCCGTTCCAGTCCAAATATGAAATGTTCCGACTTCGCCTTCATTTTCTACAACTAAATAAGCATATCCAGTTACATTTGACTCTGGAAGCATTGTATCCGATGAAAGTTGTTCTGCAAAAATAAATATATCTTTGTATGCATCTGGAATGATTAATCCATACTCTAATTCAAGATATCCATCTGATCCTATAATTGGAGAATTTGCATCGTCATCTCTTGTGTCAAACTCTCTGATGACATATAAATCAGTCCAATTGTTACCGTCTAAATATTGTATTTTCCATCTTGATGGAGTTGTTTTATTTGCATCTCCATAAAGTGGATCTGAAATATTGCCTGTGCTAGTAGCGAATGGTCCAAGGTCTACAGATCCAACATTTGTTTGCATTTTTAATACAACTCTGTTTGCTGGAACTGGCTCTTTATAAACTACAAATGGGGCAGCATCATCAATAAAATATAAACCATTAGAAATGTTTTTAGCCACTCCGTACTCAGAACCATCTTCTGTTCTGTATGAAGTCCAGTATCTAAACTGATCATATCTTGATGGCATATAATACCTTGGACGTTCTGCAAGTCTTGCTCCAGAATTTGCAAGGTGCCTTCCAGACATATAAAGGGCTTTATTAATTCCAGATCTTGGTCTAAATGGTTTTAAGCAATCTTCTAAAGAATAAATCATTTTCATCTTATCTTTAGTTAATGTAAACTGTTGTGGAGTGTTGTCATTTTGAAAACCACCATCAATAACAACATCAGCATCTGTTGCACCTGTATAATAATTGCCATCATCTAACTGATCAAATGTAGATAATATCGTATTATAAATTGAATCTGCTGTTCTTGGACGATATCTATAGTTGCCAACTTTAAAAATATTATCTGGCATGTTCATATTTAATTCAGCCAAAACTAAAGACTGTATATTTATTGTTGCCGATGTTTCAAGGTGGGTCTTTAATGCTTCGCTTACAAACATTTTAGACCTCTTCCAGAGTTACCGATATATTCCACATGTCAAAATTATTGCCACCACGCTTGACTACAGAATAATTAAAGTCTGCAAAATATACCTGAATAATTTCATTATATTGTGCAAGGTGACCAAATGAGTTATTTACAACTTCCCCGTCTTCTTTAAAGTTTGCATAGTTATCGTATGCAAGATACATCCAGAATGGTCCTGTATGGTTGTTGTACCAGTCTAATATTGATACCCCGCCAGCACCACCATCAGCAGTAAATTCTTGAGTTTTATTTTGATATGGAGATATACCAGTTGCATCATCAAATGCTGCTACCTGATAATGAGATCTAGATGGCAACATGCTCCACGAGAAACTAATCTGTAATTTGTCTGCAATGTGATATGAACGCATACGACCATTAATGGTTCTTTGACGCTGCTCAATTCTTTGTGGGGTAAAGGATAGTTCGCTTCTATTGTGATCAGACAAAATAATAAACTGATTTAATAAATCTGGATCTGTTTCCGCAGTATCTGCTCCTACCTCATAGCCATTTGGTACGTATAAGCCACCAGTTAATGTGCCAGAATTATTAGACCACAAAACTGCTTGTGGGCGCTGATACCTTTTTCTACCACTTAAATATGCCGAGGTAGTCATTATGATACCTTCTGATTTCTAACTCGCTGAGAGTCAAGGTATTTAATTTCGTTCATTACTGCCTTTGCTATTGTATCTGGAGAAGCATTTGTTCCACCTACACTAATTCCAACACTATAATTATACACTGAACTGGAGTTATCGTTATAGGCAGCATTTGCAATATTTGTTGGAGATGCACTAAATACTGGAGACGATATATCATATGATGGCTGAGATAAAGATGTTTGAATAGGAATCTGATATATTGGTCTAGCATTAGATACATTTTTAGCCAAGATCGAAGGATATTTACTTTCATTAATTGCTGTCAAGAAAGGAGCAAATGCCTGTGAAGATGCTTTATTAACAACAAACTCACCAGGAGTTAGCATTGCTGGCACGGTATCAGATCCAATAGCACCGCCACTAGCAAGATACATTGTCTTTACTTTTCCACCACCCATGTATCCTTTAACCTTTCCACCATACATTAATCCACCAGTAGATTTTTTAGGATCGTCTTTTTTAGAACCGCTTGGATCTGGCGATCCTTCATAAACATATTTTATTGTTATTGTAATTGTTTTGCTATCTATTTGATCATAGATACTTTTTGCTCTATTAAATGCAGCCTCAACATTTCCAGCCTCTTTTGCAAGTTCTTTAGTTTGATTTGTTGCTTCAATAAGGGCAAGTTCTCTTTCTTCCCAATGTAATTTTTCTTTATCTATTAAATCAATAGCATTATCATATTCTTGTTGAAGAATATCTGCTTCTGCTTGCAAAGGATCTAAGATCTCATACTGTATATCAAGTATTCTTTGTTCAAGACCCGCTATAAGTTCTACCTTTGCCCTCTTTGATTCTTGTAGCACTGCAATAGCATTTTCAATTGGTACAACATTTTCTCTTAAAAATGCCTCTCTTGCTCTTTCTCCAGCAGCAATTAAATCTTGAATATCACGAATCTCTCTTTGTTTTTGTGTACGAATTTCTTCAATTCCACGAATTTGATCTTGTATTGCAAGAATAGAACGTTGCTTGATTTCAGACTGCTCTTCTAGTTGATAAATTTGTTGACCAATTTGGAATTGACGCTCTTCAATTTGTGTTCTTGTTAATCCACCTGGGGAACGAATTCCTGAAATCTCTGCTTGTCTTGCTGCTTCTATTACGCCAGCAGATCTTGTTTTTGCATTTGCTGCTGCCTGCGCTCTCATTTCTTGTGCAGCCCTTGCTGCTGCTGCAACATCTCCACGACTTAAAGCATCGGCAAGATTTAGTTGTCCCTTTTGTTCTTGTGAAATTTCTGCATTTATATCAGATATTTTTTGTAGTGCTTCTGCTTGTGCATCATATTTAGAATTAATCTGATCAGCAATTCTATCCATTAATGTCAAATCATTAGATAGATCGGAAGATTCTTCCTGCAAGTCAGCAATTGGTCTGCTAAAGTTTAATTCTATTTCTAGTTCTATATCTGAAATCTGATCCTGCAACTGCTCAATAAGTCTTGCACCATATTGAGGATTGAACTCAAGATCAAGTTCCATTTCATTAATTTTATCTCTCAATCCCTCTGCAACATCTTTATATGCCTCTGCAGGAAGATTGAACCCTCTTTGCATACCCGCTGCTTGAGACTCAAGTGCTTTCATTATGTCATTTATTGCAGACTCTTTAGCCTCAATTTCAATATCAATTGGTCTAATTTCACGATCTTGTATTGTTCTAATTTGATCATTTAGCCCTTGCACTTCTTTTTCTGCTGCTGCGATTGCGCTCTTAAGCGATAAGCCCTGGAACCTTTGTGGAATTTTGCCCAACTTTGTCATTGTTCCTACAGTTTGGTTCATTCCTTTATTAAACTTGAGTTGTGCTTGACGCTGTTGTATATCATAAAGTTTAAATGCAGCATCTTTCATTTTTAAGAATGTTTGCATTGCTTTTTCTGCTGGATTTATCAAGGCCTCTGTTTCATCACCAAGACCCTTTAATGCATTTTTAGCCTTAACAATATCTGCAATTACTTGATCATTGATTCCCTTATCTAAAATCTTATTAACCATATTTATATTTTTTGATATAAATTCAAGAATTTCTGGATCTACAATTCCGCCTTGTCTTGCCACTAATAATGCTTGATTAGTTTTTTGTGCTTCTCCAATGTCTTTCTTTAGGCTTTCTGCTAAACCAAGTACCTCTAGATTTAATCTCTCTACTTCATCCTTAGCAGCCTTAGCATCTGCTGCCATTTGACGCAATTCCTTACCAGTTATGTCTTTAGAGTTTATCGCTACCGCCAAATTTGCATCTGCTACCATTTCTAAGGCGGTAGCGGAATCAACTCCAGAAGCCTGTAGTTTAAGTAGCGCTGCTCCTTGGGCCTTAGTATCTTGCAAGGCCTGTCTATTTGCTACTTGATATTCACCTATTACTTTTTCATTAAATGCTTCTTTGAGTGCCTTGCCTTGTTTTGTTAAAACTACCTCGCCATTTTTAATGGTCATATATGTTGCACGAGTTTTATTATCCATTCCTTCAAGGAATGAAATAAATTCTCTATTAAATCCACCTTTTGGTCCAGCCATTAATTGCTGTATTACTCCGCCAAAGTTTTTCAAACCTTTACCACCAGTTATCTTTAGCAATTCTTTTACTCCACCCTCAGCATCAATAGATGCTTTGCGAATAAACTTAAGTCTCTTTAATAATTCGTCTAAAGTCGTGTCTCTACCCTTGCCTTTATCAGGACCAGTTTTACTACCACTTGGAACAGCGCCTTCAGCATATTTTGCTGCCTGTGTTACTAAATTACTTGTTATTCTTGCCCGTTCATTGGCAATTGATTCTGGCGTTATTGCCATATCTGGAACACCCTTGCCACGCAAAGAGGCCTCTGCTTCTCCTTCTGTTACAGTTCTAAACAAAGAAATATATTCTTGAATAACTGTCTTTTTTACTTCATCTGGAAGCGCTTCATATTTATCCCATATAGCAAGCAAAGCATTCATATTTGGCATATTTGGATCATTGCTTGTTGACTGAAGATCTGATATGACTTTTGTTGTAATTGGACCTTTAATATTTTCAATATAGTCTAAACTTGTATAAAGTTCATCAAGAGCATCCATACCATTGGCCTGTATAAACATTTCAATATTTACTTCTCGATTATTTAAATCTCTTAATCGACCTATAACCTCAAGTCTATTTTCTAACTCTTTACCCTTTAAACCATCTTCTGATGTTGCACTAATTAATATATCAGTGGCCAACTTTTTATTTTCAAAACCAGTTAATGTTGCTACTAACTCTGCAATTTTTTCAGGATCTTTTTTAGTTAAAGCCAGGTCTAATGATTTTTGTGCAACGTCTTCTTTTTCTGGTCCAAAAAGATTTACCAAATCTGTAAGGGTCTTTGGCTCAAAAACTCCTCCAGCAACTAAAGCCTTTAATTTAACTTCAAAAATTTGCGAAGTTGTTCCTGTAGCAGTTTTTAAAAACTCCTCTGCTACTGGTTCATTTCCAGTTCCTTTAAATTTTTGTTTTACGGTTTTGTCAAGTCCAGCAAAATAGGCGGCGCCAACAGCACCATATTTTCTTAATCCAGAAGTAGCCTCTTGATAGGCTTTGACCTGAAGATCAACGGCATCTTTATATTTTAACCTTAAAGACTCTTCCTCTAGATTTTGCTCTTTCTTTAAAGTATTAATTTGATCATTTATCTTAGCAACCTCTGCTGCGCTTTTTGCTTTTGCTTTTTCAATTTCCAACTCTTTAATACGATCATTCATATTTTTTCTAGAGGCAGCAACTGCTGATTTTATATTTTGAAGATATTGTGATTGATATGCTGCAAGTTTTCCTACAGCCTTTATATCCTCTTCATCATAAGTTAAACCGCCAAGATCAAGACCTTTAAAATTATCCTGTGTATTTTCAATTGCAGTCTGTAAATTATCTTCTGATGCCTCAACAATTCTAGCCCTAATAGTAATTCCATTTTCTATAACATCAGTACCATCTGGACCTATAAGTGCTATCAACTCACCCTTTATCTGAGAAGCAACCGTCATATCTTTTAGATTTAGCCCTATGCTTCTTGCAATGCTGAAGGCTTGTTCTGCACTTAAAACTCCATCAGAAATGTATGTTCCAAGTTCAAGTGCTATTGTTTGTGCTGCTTCCCTACCGCCGTCTTTAAGATTTTTAACAAAGGTTTCATACATTTGTTTTCCAAAATCAGACTCTAAAAATGTAGTTCCAAATTGTGATTTTCCACGTTCATATCCTGTTGTAAATCTAGTTGATGCTGGAGATTGTGCTGCTCTTGCTGCAAGTTCTGTTGCACCAACTTTATCAGTTATTAAACTTATTGCCTTCATTCTGTCTGCAGTAGCAAGTTGTTGTGTTGCCAACTCTGCAGCAGCCTCTCCTGCTTTCTTTGCTTTAGAGTTTTGATATTTTAATGTTGCAACTAATGCAATCGCTGCTGTTGCAACTAAGGCCAAAGGATTTGCAGCAAAAAACATTTTCATCTTGCCAAATCCTTTTAGAAGTCCTGGCCCCATCATTGCAATTGTTGATAATATCATTGCAAAAGGTGCAAGTTTTTGAGATACCTCTCCAATTTTCCCACCCATAAAAGATCCAGCAATTGTAAGCCCACTAAATACATGTGCCCCAGTTGCAAGTCTTTGTCCCATAGTTGCTTTTTGTGCTGTAAGAGCAGTTGTTGCAGCAGTATTTTGTTGTTGTGCTCTCATTGCTTTTTCATTATCAGCAATCATTCTTTTTGCTTGACTTAAACTTACTCTATGTTGTGCCGCAATTTGTTGTGCAGTTTTTCCACCCGTTTCAGCAAGAGTTGGCTGTGGCCCGATTCCATCTTGTGCACCAAAGCCAAACATTGGAACGCCTCTATAACCTCTTGGAATAACACTTCTAACTTTTGTTGCTGGAACTGCTCTTTTATCGCTTGGTCCTCCACCAACCATAACCGTTCCTGGTTTTTTTGCGGTTCCAGTTTGACCAGTAACAACTGTTTGTCTGCCATCTTTTGTTTGTAAGACCTCTCCTCTTCCCATAAGAATTTGAGTAGCCTGAGCAGTTGCACCTTTGCTTGGAGTAATTTTTCTACCTCCACCACGACCCAATCTTGCAGTTTTAAATCTATCTCCAGTTAATACGCCAATATTTCTAGTCGTAGTAATTTGTCCAGTTTTTTTACTTACTTCTGGTCTTTCAAATGCGGTTATGTTTCCAGATGCATCAAGTCTTACTGGTAACTTTATATTTGGGTCTACTTTTTGTAAATTTGTTAGTGCTCTAATTGCAGACTGAGAGGTTTTTGTTTTTTTAACAGCGTCTATAACTGAAGCAATTGGTGCAGTAGCATTCATCTTTACAGATGAAGAGCCTAGTGGACTAAACGCCGTTGCTGAATATAAGGATCTTACAGCACTTCCCATTAATCCGCCACGTGAGTCTCTTACAAGTCCACCTAAAATTCCAGTTTTTAGATTTCCCATTCTTGAATAAATATCTTTATCGCCAATAAGAGTTCCTTGGGGAATTTCAGCAAGAGATCTTAATAAATTAGTTCTTATTTGAGATGTTACTTTTGCTGCTTCTGATGGCGGCACACCCAAATCAATAAGTCTTGCAGTCATTGTTTTTACAGATCCAGGGTTACTAAGTTCGCTTATGTAGTTTTGAACTGGAACGGTATTATTAATTAATTTTGAATTTGTTGATGGGCTAAGGTCAAACCCAATTGCTGTAAAAGCATTTGCAGATCCAAAACCAATAGACCTCATATTTTCAGGAACATCTAGTCCACGAACTACTCTTTTATCTACGGCATGTGCAAAAACTGTTCCATCTTGGTACCTTCTAATTTCACCAGATACAAGTGCTGCAATTAGTGGTTTAAATCTATCATCTTGTGCTATTGGTTCTGGAATTACTGCTTCACCTGGTGTAAGCATTGCAGGTACGGAGTCAGTGCCCTTTGAATACCCTGGAACCTTCATGGTTCCAGAATTAAATTTCTTTGGAATCTTTCCAGCACCAGGAATCATCATTCCAGGATTTGCTGCTGCAAACCTTGCTGCCGCTGCTGTCGCCTGTACATATGCATTACGAAGTTGATTTACTGCACCAGCCTCAAGAGTAAATTGCTGAGTTAGTTTTGTATGAGCCTGATTTAAAGACGCAGCAACAACTGCTGCCTCCATTTGCTCGCTATTTAAATATTGTGTTTGTTGTGCAAGATTAGTGCTATTTCCAGTTAACTTTAAAAATCCTTGTCGCATTAATAAAAATAGTTTAATTATATTTGCTGCACCGTTTGCAACCAAACCAAATGTCATTAAAAGGGTAGGTCCAACAAGACCTACAAGAGTGGTTAAAATAACTATAAACTTTTTAGAACCGTCACTTAAATTATTAAACTTTTCAAAAAGATCTCCTAAAAATTTAACAACTGGAGTTATTGCTTTCAAAAATTCTTTTCCAATAGGAGCGATTGCTAGTTTAAGTTGTTCAACTGATTCTCTAAAGTTTGTACCAATTGCATCTTCTATTGCACCCAATTCTCGTTCTGATAGGATTGCAAGTTCTTCTACAGACTTTCCAGCCAAGTCTAAAACTCGTGCTGCTTGACCACCATCTTTTGTAACGTTTTCAAATAAAGTAGAAAGACGTGCAAATTGGAATTTACCAAACAATTGTTCAATTGCTCTTGATCTTTCTAATGGTGCAAGAGTATCAAGTGCTCTTGAAAAATCAATAACGGTTTGTCTTAAATTTCCTACATTTCCTTCAACAATGGCTTTTATGTTAATTCCCATATCAGCAAGCATTGCTGCTGCTTTTTCTGTTGGATTAATTAAAGATGCTAATCCAGATTTAAGTGCGTTAGCGCCTTCGGATGCATTAATTCCACCTTCACGCATAGCAGTTAAGAAGAATGCAAGATCTTCTACGCTACCTCCAAGTTGTTTAACAACTGGTCCAGCCTTTGGAATAGCAACAGTTAAATCTTCAATTGCTGTTATAGTTTGGTTTTCAACAGCATTAAGAAAGTTAATTTTTCCTGACAAATCTTCTGCAGCCAAACCAAAAGCATCTGTTAAAGATATGGTTGTTGTTAATGCCTGCTCTTGTTCAACATTACCTAATACTGCAAGCCTTGTGGCTTGTGCAACCTGTGCAGTTAATTCTGCACCAGTTCTACCCATAGCAGCAGCGGATGCTGCCATTTCCATAGTTTTGCTAACCGCAACGCCATATTTTGTAAACTGTGCAGCAAGGGCTTCTATATCTGCAAGAGCCTTATTTGTTTCTGCAGTAGTGGTAAACATATCTCCATAAACACGACGAAACTTAAGGGCCTGAGCCTCAAGATCCATAAATGTTTTAGCGGCTGCTGTACCAAAATATGCAAGCGGTATTGTAAAACCAACCATCAACTGACGGCCAGCCCACTGTGTATTCTTACCAAAATTTAATAGATTGGTTGAACCTTGTTTAAGTAGTTGATTTAGTATTGCTTGTTTCTGTGCTGCTACGGCTACCTGATTGCCGTATTCTTTCATATTGAGACTTGTTGGAGTTACAGAGATTGCTCTCATTGCTCCAGATGCATCACGACCTAATTTAATGTATTGGGTCTGCATTCTCTTGACACGTTCTTCGGCTACCTTGCCAATCGTGTCAAATTCTGATTTAAATAGTCTTCCAAATGTTCTTGTAGATCCGCCAGCAAAACGGAAATACTCACGCATAGTGAGTTTGTTTTTCTCCAGTGCGTGAGTAAATGATTCCGTACTTGTACGAATTGTGCCCATCTGGGCGTAGAACTTACCACCAGCATTGATGGTGTTCATTAAGTTAGTAGCAAGACCCTTTTGGGCTGCCGCTGCTGCGGCACTACCTTTGTTTATACTTGTGTAGAGTTGTGCTAACTGACGTTGAAGATTTTTAATCTCTGCTAAAGATTGTGACGTATCTATATGTATGCCAATATTAGCATTTACGTCAGCCACTTATAGCACCTCTTACTTTTTAGTTGTTTGCAAGTACTGTATTCAATAGAGCATTTGCATCTTGGAGTTTAACCCCCGAAGCAGCCTCAATGATCTTATAAACTGTTGGAAGGTCTAAAACTTCCTCAAGTTTCTTAACATCAGCCAAATCTGGACTGTACTGCTTCATAGCAATTTCTACACATTCAATAAGGAGAGTCATTGACTTCTCATTATCTTCTGCCACCTCTGCTACCTTTTCAAACTTGCTCATGAAAGGACGAAGCAATGAGATTTTTAAAGGCCTCACTGCAATTTTCGTACCATCCATAAGAGTAAGTTCTTGGCTCTCATACGTTGTTGTTGCCATTTATCCTCCTATATAGGCTAAATGTAATTATAGCACAAAACGGCTATTTTTATATATTATTACTTCATTACTGATGGATCACGCAGGTCATCATAATCTAGACCCATTCCAATACCAAACCCTGCTTTTTCTGCAGCGGGACCCTGAAGTGCAAGAATGTCATTTCCATCTTTTGCCTTACCGCCACTAAATACTCTGGCCTTGAGATCTTCCCATTCTTGCTGCCCTCGTTTTTTACCATCTGGGCCTGATGAGTTAGCATCTAAATCAACACCCTGTATTGCTGCTAAAAACTTTTTTTCTTCATAGTCAAGTTCTCGCTTACTAGAAAGGGTAGCCATAAGTTCTGTTATTGACATTGATTCTTCTAGTTCTTGATAGTCTTTCCAAATACCGAGCAAAAATGCTTCAGCCTCAAGTTTTGCAAGGTCTAAAGAGTCCCAATTAGAGCCACTATCTGTTGCTTGATCTTTAACTGGCTGTTCTAATTTTTTATTTATTTTAATACCAGCAGCCACATCTAATATTTTATATATTGTAGGAAGATCAATATTATCTTCTAATTCTGTTATTGTTTTTGAAATGGATGGATAATATTGCTTCATACATATTCTTGCACATTCTGATAAAACAACAATCGCTTCTTGGTCATTTTTTGTTACACGAATAGCCTCAAAAGTATCCATAAATTCTCTTAGATACTTTATTTTTAATGGAATAATCTCAACCTCTGTACCATCAACTAGTTGAATTATTTCTGTTTTATATATTTCTGTAGCCATTTAAACCATTTTACCACAAACAACAAACCCACCCCCATATAGGGAGTGGGCTGTTATTAATCTAAGATTAGATTATGATGCAGTATGAGTACGATCTACGATCTTGCCATATGCGCCAGAAGCGTCTTCTGGAAGTAGACGGAATGAAACTTCAAACATTGAAGGTTCATCACGCTTTGCCGATACAGTTACATTCTCAATTGAGAGTGCACGGTATCCGACATAGACACGTTCTACATTTGAAGAGTCATCGCAGTCACCAGTACCAGGGCCGACAGCAGCGATTGCTCGCTCAACTGGGCACTCACCGAGTTCGCCTGCTGAAAGATTCAGACGGCGTCCTGCGGAAGTTGACTTTGTACCAGTAAGTTCTGACTCTGGCATTGCAAGAGCATAGAGTAGATTCTCAAGAGTTGCCTCAGCGAATGCTGTAGCAACATTTACCTGCATACCTTGCTTGTAAAGTTTAGCAACATCAAGGACTTGATCAACTGCAACCTCACCGAAGTCAGGCTGGAATTGCATTTCAAGACCGTTCATTGTATAACCGACGTTTGTCCAGAAAGAACTTGCAGACAGAGTTGACTTATAGGACTCTGTGCTTACAAATGGGTAATCTGTGAAAACGTCAGCATCAAGAGTAGTATCGCAGATAAAGAACGCTGCGGCACCGACGATGATGTTGTTAGACGTACCACGGGTATATGCTGGCATATTGTTTCACCTCTTTTTTCCTTGTTGAATAAGTGGGCGTGTTTCCTCGATATAAGTATAACAGTATTTTTTAGGTATAAAGGGTGCCAGTTAGGTCGTTTGTATGATAGTCATATTCAATAATAACCTTATTTACAAATAGGGTTCTTGCAGAGGCTAGTTCTGCTACATCCCTACTCTCATCTGCCTGATAGACCCTGATATTATGAAAAAATACATTTGTGGTTGTTCCAGTAATTGGATTGTCCTTAATCCACTTATTAACATCTTGGGCTGCTGAATCTTCTCTATCTAGTGCATCTGTTATAACTCTTACAGAGTCCATTAATTTTGCAACATCTGAAGAATAAATAAAATATATTAACTGCTCTCTTTTATGTCTGTAAAATGGTGTTGGTCTAAATCTCATCATTCTGTCATAAACAATTAAGACTGGGGACTGGGTTTGTCTGATCTGAATAGTATCGTTATATAAATCTTCTATGTTAGTTGGAAATTGTGCTGGAACCATAGGATCAAATCCAGCCTGCAAGGGAGTTTCTGGTGCTGAATCAATTATTCCAAACTCTGCTAGTTGGGCTGCGACATACCTATTTAAAAATTTAGGTGGAAATCCAGTAGTTGAAATGCTAGTGACCATATTACTATTCTACCCCAATTCTTGCATTTGCTATCCAACCAAAGCCAGTGCTAACGCCTTTTGCTCTACCGACTTTAGATCCTTGACGAATATTCTTTTTAAATACCGTTGGTCTTTTAATATAATCATATAAACCAGAGGCACGAATAAATGATTGTTTAAAGTATCTTAACATAAACTCATCAAATACCTGCTCAAATGAACCTTGAACTTCATCTCCACCTGGATTAGTTATGGTAACTGGATTTTTAGTGAATACTGTTTGACCCCCAGATTCAAATGCTAATACAGATCCACTCTTAGGTTTAATTGTAACTGTTCTACCCTGCTCCATTATTTTTGCTTTATTTACAAAGGGTGTGGTTGCATCTGCAGACATTGATCTTGACTGCCTAAAATTAGAAAACAGTGCCAAACCATTTTTATTTACGATAAAGTCTATATCGAACAATCTTGCTTTTGGACTACCTACACGATACCATTCATAGATATGATGTAGTGCTTTTGGATTTGCTTTTGCATTGATATCAATATATTGACCTAGGGCTGCTATAACTTCCCTGCCCAACTTCTCTAAAAATATTTTTTTACCATCTTGAACACCATCAAGAAAACCATAAGAATAATCAATAATATTATTCATAGTTTTTCTAAATTGACGGGTATTTGTAGTTACTATCATCAGTCACCTACAGTCTGATTTTCAGCCCTACGCCATAACATCTTATAATATTCAATAGTATTAAATGGACTTACATACGGCTCCACAGTTGCTACTTCAAAAATTGTTGCTCTACCTGCACGTACTCCAGCAGTTTCTTTGTAAATCAGTTCATCATTAGCATGTCTGATATTTGTTATAAGAATATTTGTAATAGCATTTGTTTCTTTTTGTGAAGAGATTCGTGGGTCCGCTTTGGTTCTTGCTATAAGTTTGTTTTCATACTGTAAAAATGTTTCTGGCTTTATGTTTTCTTTTCCAGCACCTCCAACAGAAGTGGCATTACAGGCTATAGTTTTATCAAATACCCAATCTTTTTTAGGTTGTCCATAATCACCTTGAGTAATAATCGGGTAGTAAACATCAGCCTTCATTGGAAAAATAAAATCGGTATCTTCGCAGATCACCATTATAATACTCCAGGACGAGTTACCAGATTCACATACTTATCTAAAATTTTATCCACTAAAAGATTACCAGTTCCTTCAAGCATTGTTTTGCTATATTTGACATTAAACTGATCAGTCTTATATGAATCTACATATCTCTTATAGTAATCTAGTTTGCCACACTTAATATCTTCAATAAGCATATTGGCTGCATCTTTAATATCATTTGGTACTACTTTATACCCTGCCTCAATATAAAACATGTAGTCTCCACCTTCTGGGAAACTTACTCCGCCTCTAAAGGTTTGAATGTTTGCACTGTCGCCAGTATCATACCAATCAAAAGAGTCTGATGCTGCCATAGCAGTTCTTGCTGGCTTACGCTCATCTCTATTCCAGTTATCAACACCAGCAACTGGATCTTTGATAATTGCAGTTTTATCTTTTGTAATACTATAATCATATGAATCTAATGCTGGACCGTCTTCATCATCAACATCCCAAACCTTTTGAGCATTTTCATATACTTTAAGAACCTTGTAGCCACGTATCCAAATAGGCATATAGTCTGTGCCTTGACCTACGGTTTGAAGCCATTCTGTAGTAAAATAAAATCCATCTGGAACATATGAATCAATTATATTTCTTGCTAAACTTTCATACTCAGTGTATTCTGCTATCTCTGTGGCAGTTGTTCCTAGGGTATTAGGATCTACGTAAGGACGAACAATCTCTAGGTTGTCCTCAACAACAACGTCTCCACGAGCAGTGCCATTTTTTTCATAAATTGTAAGGGCATAATATTCATCGTATTTGGAAAATGTATCTGATAGGGTATAAGAAACCACAGAACTTGAGTTAGATGTAACTGCTACATCTACTAATTCTTCGTTTCTGTCGTTACTTTCTATAACAAGAAAGTATGACGTGCTTGCTGTTGGTACTGTGTACTCAATCTGAAGCGGGTATGGGGGAATTCTCAAAATCTCCATTAGTCTATACCGTAGTGCCTTGCTAACTCTTGGGGCGTTGCTAGTCTAACTCCCTTGCGAGAAAGCCACCAATCGGCTGCCTCCTTACTAACTATATTATAACCAACTTTGAGTGAACCAATTTTTTTATCACTATTATGTTTATTTCTTTCTGAATAAATAGCAACTTTTTCTGGTACATTTTTTTTGGCTATTTGTATTACTTCTTTGCCCTCTAAAATATTTAACATTTCTATTTTTGTTCTTGCATCTTTGAGATCAATATTATTTTTCTTTGCAAATGATTTAATTTCAAATACGCTTTTTGTTTTTAAATCTTCTACACTTAACATATTATTCCTCCACTGTCATTATACCAGAGATGCTAAAAGGGAGCGGGGTTTATTCCGCTCCCTCTTAATCCTGCTTATTTAATTTTAGGAATCTGCGCTGTCTGCGTCGCCATAAGCAACTGCATCCAACTCTTCCCATGCAATACCAAAGCGAACGAAAACTGTATATTCTACAGTATCCTTCTTTGGCTTGTATTCACGGTTTACCGTGATATCACGCTGGAAGCCCCAGACACGGTTCTCAGGGAATGTGAGATCTACATATCCTGCTGGATAGTAAGGAACCTCAAGTACATCCACTCCAAGAACACGGGTGGTACGAGAACCACCGAATGTCTGTCCTAGACCATCAAGATATGCTTGACGGTTAGCCTGTGTGCTACCTGGTGTTTGTCCAGCAATCGCTTCAGCAATAGCGTCAGCGAGTGTACCGTTATTCTTAACGATACCCTGGAATGCGTCAGTACCTGCATAGAACTTAAGATTGCTCTTAAGTGCACGATACTTACGTGGCATTGCAAGAATGATATCCTGCATTACTTGTGGAGTCCACTCGTTATCAGATACGGTAACATCTGCTTCATGAGCAGCGTTTCCTACTGTACCACGAGTTTGCTTAATAAAGCCAGACATGATTGAAAGGAATGATCCTGTAGCACCATCACCGTTAATCGCTAGATCTTCAATGTCATTTGCGAATGCATTGGTCATCAAGCGAACGAGACGATCTTCAAGAGCCGCTCCTTCAATATTGTCTTCTAGAGACTCTGTAGATACTTCCCAGTCAAGACGAATCTTTTTGGTTGTAAGTTCTACTTTTGTAAATGTTGCGCCTGCATTTGTGTATGCGTCATCTGCTTGTGCAGCAGCACGAATTACACGCTCACCAACGTTAACCTTTTCGATTTCCATGGTGTTTGCTCGCATTGTAACTCTACGACCATCCTTGGCGAGAACTGTTGCATCCCACACGTAGTCGATAAAGCGGCGAGCCTGCTCTGGTGCTAGAATACCGCCGTTAACTCCTGTTGGGTTTACTGCGTTTGCTCCAGATGTTGATCCGAAAGTTCCGCCAGTAACGTTACCAAGAGATTCGGCAGGAGACACGTTACCGCCAGCATCGGTTGCTGTTGCAGATCCGATACCGCCAGAAACGAATGAACCCGCTTCAGCAGCCTTAATTAGTTTTTCTTGTTCCGACATATTGTTCACCTCCATTTGGTTTTTTAGTTGTTAAATAGGTCGGCATTTGTGAGGAAACGTCCGCCCCATAGGGATTTTTGAGTCTTCATTTCTGAAAACTCCTGCACGATCTCGCCTAGATCGCCAGACTTGCGGAAAGCAGTATCTTTTTCTACAAGATCTACTCGCTTTCCAAACTCATCGAAAGAACCCTTTACCTCTTTAACCTCACTCGCTACAGACTTTACTTCGCCTGTAACTGTTTCAAGGGACTTTGTAATTGCATCAACGTTAACCTGAAGTGACTTAACGGTTTCTGCTAGACTGCTCAAGGCATTAGTTAGAGAATCTTTAATGTCTGTTACATCTTTGGCGATATCTGTAACAACATCTTCTTTCTTCTCTACAACTTCTTCTGTTGAAGGAGCAACTTCATCAGTCTTAGCAAGTTCAGTATCAGCAGGTGCTTCTGGAGCAACTGCTTCTGGCTCTGCTACTACTTCTGCTGTAGCCTCTGGAGCAACCTCAACATTTTCAACAACTGGTGTTGCTTCGGCTGGTGCCTCTGCTACAACTTCTGTTTCTTCTGTCATAGGATTATCCTCCTTTGTCATCTTAATTGTTCTAATGCCTTTTGCACTATCAACTAAGAACTTTAATGTTTCAATATTGTCATCGCCCTGCTCAACAAAACCAATGTTTGACATTGTTTTATCACAAGTAGGACATGCTTCCTTATCTTCAGGAGACAAGCGAACAATATCGTCTTCTTTGCACCAGTAAACTGTATCAACTACTGCTTTTGCCAAATATCCACCAAGTTGTCCTTTTTCAATAGAGATAACATTAGCGAATTGGTTAGCAGGATTATCAACAAGTGACAACTCGTGCAATTCGTACTCCTTAATTATACGCACTGATTTATCAAGGTCTGGATTAAATTCGTCATCAAACTTTTTAATATTTCCACCAATTGAAAAACCAGTCAAGGTTCCATCAAGAACTTTTTCCCATGTATCCTGTGCACCTTTAGAAACATATGCAGAAACATAAACTCCACTATAAAACTTCTTTGTTTCAGGATCAAAATAACGATCCTCTTTAAAAGAAACAACCTTGCCGACAGCACTGGGTTGATGCATTTCACGAAGGTTGCCACGGAATTTCTTAAAAGCAGTCATGCTTGCTTCCGTAGTTACAATATCATTTTGTTTGTCAATGTTATCTAGTGTTGCAAAACCAGAAACGGTACGACGTTCTTGGTCAATCTTGCCAATGGGCATAGAAAAACGAACGCTGTCGCCTTCCGTAACCCAGTGTGCTTTATTTATAATCATTGCAGGTTAATTATATCATCCGTTTATATCACTATGTGGACATTATGTGGATGAACGGCCCTCTCCCTGTGGATTTCTGCCAGAAATTGTGGATGGAGAATCTGAGTTGTTATTTGTTCTTTCAACGTCTCTTTGTCGATTCCCCGCCAAATCTGCCCTAGCGTCAGTAGCCTGTCTTGGACTCATAACAAATGGGCTATCCCCATCTGGACGCTGTGGAAGATCTAGTTTTTCACGAGCCTCGTTAGGAGTCATGACCTGGGTCTTTACATAGCGCTCCAAAATCTGAGACTGTGCAATTTCATCAGTCAGGGTAAGTTCATTGAACTTTAATTCAAGAACATCTGTTTTTTCTTTAACAATCTTATTAACCATCTTCTCTAAATATCTTTGTGCTGGACGAGATACCTGCTCTTTGAATGTACGATCTTGTGAAATCGCAGCAGCAATAGCAGCAGAATCAGATCCACCAAGTTTAGAAATAGGAACCTGATGTGCAATCAAAATATCATCACGGTTTTGTTTACGATACTCTTTGAATGAGCCTTCCTGAATACCGTTTTCAATTGGCTCCATCTTAAACTCAACCTTGTTATTTTCTGTATCTCCAGGAAGTGGAATATACAAAGTTCTATGTGATTGAGCCTTTAGGCCAGTCTGTAAAAATCTGAACATCTTATCTTCTGCATCTGCAGAAAGTTTGGCTCCCTTGACTGTAATTACATATCTTGGAACAGCCTTGTTTTCAAAGTAATCAATATTATATTGAGACGCTAATTGATCTCCAATTAGTGAAGGTAGCGCAGCAAGAATATCTGGGATACCATAAAATGTATTAAGAGGAGAGTATTGTTTTAAATGAATAATCTCATTAGGTCTTGGGTCTGTAGTTATCGGATTTGCATTTGTTGCAGCAAAATTACGGAAGTAAACAATCTTGTTTCCAATAATCTGTAAGAAGCCATCTTTTAAACGGCGTACACGAACAGTGGTTGCTGGAATATGTCCAATATATCCGATCTCACCGTTTACCTTGCGACCAACCTCAAGAAATCCATTACCTGTAGCCTGTAGATCTGTATAAACCTTTTCCATAGTAGTCGTAAATGAATCATCATCATTAAGACCTTCAATCCAGTCACGAAGCATAATCTTTGCTCGTTCAATTCTATTTCTTGCTCTATCTACCTTGCCCTCATCCTCACTCATTTCAAAACTAAGCATTGTGCGATCTGTAATATCAAAACGGTATCCCAAACCAACAACATTTTCTACCTTAGCATCAATAGCAGCATGATTGGCAAAGTTTGTATCATAAAAGTTAGCCAACTCATACATATTGTATGGTGGTGTAATTACATCAAATAGACCATAGCCGTTTCTGTATACCGTGCCAGGATTTAGTTGCTTTGATCCAATACCATCGCCCATAGGCATTGAACCTGCTGCTGTTAAATAGGCTGGACTTTCAGAAGCAGCCTTTGTAATATTTCTACTAGTTCTGCGACGGAAGTTATTGTCAATTCCGCTTAAAGTTTTTAGGTCATCCCAAGACTTAGCAAACGGATCCAAATTTGCAAATTGGTTTGGCTCTTTGTTTTGTGTGTTTAAACTTGCTTGAATATAATCAAAATCATTACTCATTATCGTAAACATCCTTTCCGTGTTTGCTCAAGGTTTGTTGAGCATCATAGACGGCACCAAGATCGTTAACATTTGGAATAAGCCCTTGTTTCATTCTGTCTACCATTTCAGAATACTGTTCTTCAGATACCCTGCTTAAACCAGGCACAAAAATACATTCTCCGTCACCTTCGTCGCCATAATACATGGCTGCTTTCTTAAGTTCAGCAATCTTAGAGATATCTCCACGCATTGCTGGAATATTTAAAACGCTACCCTGTCCGTCAGTAAACCACTTACCATTAGATTTTTTGTACACATAAAGACCCCAAGCATAGTTTTTTTCTATAACTTTGCGCCTGACGTTACCAACTTTTGGCAATTTTCCACTACTCATATCCATAAGTATAGCAGATTATACTGGTGTACCGACGTTAATTGTCCATGTTGTATCTGTATAGACCTTGATTTTATCTGCGTCTACAGTCAAACCTTCATCATCATCAAAAATAATCTTATTAGTTCCAATATATGTATTATAAATATCAACTGGATTTACTCCATATAGGTCGGATCGTCCAATTACTAGGACCCCTTCCCACGTTGAGGAGTTTAGCCAGTATTCCCAGTCATAACTTGTTATTCCATCAGTTATTACCTGCTGCCAAGGCCTAATAAGTGTGCTTTGGACTTGCTGTAAATTATTTGCCTGATAGTATGCAACATTATTAAATACAAATGGACCATTGAGATTTATTCCTCCAAGGAAGGAATCAAAATTAAGGGCTGAAGAAAATCCAATTCCTAAAACCCCCCATTGATTTCTAGTTGCAACAGGTTCTCTTACTAGTTTGCCATTCCAATAATATGATAAACCACTAAAGTCTTCTCCAGTTTCTACACTCTTTGCATAAATTCTTGCACGATCTCCAGTTTCACTATCTGCTACAAAATAAAACTTAATAGTATCTGAACGGTATTTAACCTCAAAAAGTTCTACAGGTGTTGCGGGAAATTGTCTTTCGTCATATCTCATCCACATCTGTAAGGCGCTAACACGGTAGTTATCTGCAGTATTTGGATTTATAGGAATAGCAATTCCCCTGCTAACAAGTGGATCATAATCTCCACGAACTTGAACACCAGAGGTTCTATTCATATAAAGATATGGAGTGCTGCCTTTATAGATACTAAAAGGATTTTTAGACTTATAATCAAAATAAATTCCAGATCTCTTATACGGAAACATGTCTATTCCAAACCTTGTTCCTATTGGATTAAATGAATTATCGTTTAGTGCTTGAGATGCTAGTTCTAGTCTACGAAGTCTAATTGGCTTTCTTAAAATACCACGAATATTAAAATCAAGATGATATACAATTGCTAAATCGTTAAAGTCGGAAGTCTTTGTTGGATATATTAATGTATTATCAACAACTTCAAACTTAGTAGACTCCCAGTTTGCAAAATTATCTATATCAATTATTGAACCTTCTCTTGCAGTTCTTACTGTAAAGTTTGATCTTGGGGCATTGGCACCCTCTTCTACATATTGTAGCGTTATAAAACTTCTAACGGATGCATCTGCAGTATCATATTCATAATATTTTTCTGTCTTGCCTAACATTTGAGAGTAATCTTCCCAACCAGTAAAAAGATAATTGTCTAGTTGTCCATATGTTCTTTGAACTGGAAATTCGTAGTCGTCCTTAAGGGCCTGATATGTCCAAGTGCTTGTTGATGCTTGCTCCACCAAGTTAGAAGGTTTTGGATATCCTATATTAAACTGTAAAAAGTCTAAATCATAAAAAGAGTTACCTATATCATTTTGTACAAACTGTGCAAAATATGAAAGAGGTAGGTAATCTTCCCAGTATCCAGCAACTCCAATATCTAAAAAGTATGTATCATATGCCTCTGTAGGTAGCAAAGTATAACTTGCAGTAAATGATATAAGGTCTTGACCCGATGTTGCTGCAACAAAACCATTAGCAAAATATGTATCTGCTTCGTTTGCATTTAAGGCGGTGCAAAGACCAAAAGAATAAAGATTGCCTTCAAAGGTATTGGATGTTGTTGCATCTCCTGCAACATATAGTTCAAGTCCGTTTCTGTTTCCAAAAAATGCTGATACATTTCCACCAAATCTGGCAACTAAATCTGGTATGTTTATACCCACAGCAAAAATTTCATTAACGCTTATTGTGCTATACGTATATAAAGATGTACTTGCTCCATTATAATATAGACTGTAAATAAGTTCATTATCATCTTGTTTTACCTGAAAGTAGTTACCAGTTGTTTTGTTATAGATTTTAAATAGGGTTTGATTTATTGATGTAACATCGTCATGACTAAATACTCCATATACTGCCTTTACTTCTTCGTTTAAAACATTAAAGTTAGGGAAGTTATAATACGCATGAACAGAATTCCAACTTGTTGTTGGTCTAAATGTTATAAATTTATTTTGTCCAGCCTGTATGTTTTGATTGTCATCATATAAGTCTTGTATTGTTTCATCGCCTATGAATATAGTTGGAAGTTGATAATTTGGCGTACTTATGTAAGTTCCCGCAGTTACTAAGTTATCAAATGTTCCTTGGCTCCAATTTGCAAAATCTGGATATGTATAGTTTGCTGTATAGTCTGCAAAAGAATAATCAATAAACGCAGAACTTCCACCGTAGGAAGAATCAATTCCTTCTGGAGAAATAACGCCTTGCCCGTATACCCATCTGCGTTTTGCTACTGGAGTTGGGAC